TGCGGCCGAGCCATCCTGTACGGGTTTCCAAGTCGATCGGAGAGTCGGGCCGGCGCTGGAGCTACTCGCACGGGCTCCGTGCGCCCCCAGGACGAAAGATCCCCGCTCACGCGGGCAGTTGTACCCCCGGAATCGGCTCAGCACCTCTCAGAGCCTCTGTCCATCAGAGCCTCGTCACCCTCGATCCAGTCGATCGCACGCCCGCGAGCGCGGTCGAGCAGGATGAACGGGACGTTGATCAGATCGCGGAGCAGGTACTTCATGTGTCCTTCCTCGGTCGCCGCGTGATGCCGCCCCTGGCAGGCCGCGCGGCAAGGTACAACCTGCCAGGGTTCCCTTATTAACGCTGGGGAAACCGGTTCTGCTCCCGTGAGGAGCGTGAGCTACCACACACCGTGGTTGATGTCAAGGAATACTCAGGTACTTATATTATGAGGGCCCAAGAGGGCCCTATCTAGAGCGCCACCAGGCGCTCTTCTAAAGACCGGCCTGGGTGGCCGGTCCTAGATTGGACTCGCAACCGCGAGTCCTTCGCCCGCGCCAGTGCGCGGGCTCACAGATAGGGGTGAGGCAACCGTGCATGGCACTCGCTCGAGTGCCTACTGGGCCTCGCAACCGGGCAAGTTCGACGTTCTCAACCTGCGGATGACGTTCCCGAGCACATCCGCTCATGAGATTCCCGACTTGACAGCCACCGACTTCGTTCCCGAGAACCTCGCGGCGTGGAATATGCCGCGACACCGGGAATACGCCGCCATTTCGGGCGGCGCTCTCCACTTCTTCCTTGACGATTACCGTTTCGAGACCGTTTGGTCGTCTCCCGAGCGCCTTTTACCCCGCGTCACCGCCGTTGGTGCAGCATTGACCCCGGATTTCAGCATCTGGCGCGACATGCCCCGGCCAGCTCAGCTATGGAACGTCTACCGCTCCCGCTGGTGTGGCGCGTATTGGCAGTCGAACGGCGTCGAGGTCATTCCCACGGCGTGCTGGAGCACGCCCGACACATTCGACTTCTGCTTCGACGGGATTCCCGAGGCGGCGACCGTCGCCATTTCCTCGATGGGCATTCGCTCATCGAAGGTTGATCAGGCGCTATTCCGCGCCGGCCTCCAAGAACTCATCGCTCGCAAGCAACCGCAGCTCCTCCTGGCGTACGGACGCCTCCGGTACTGCGACGACATCGACTTACCCGAGGTCCGGGAGTACCCGACCTACTGGGACAGACGCAGAAAGCAGGTCAAGACATGGGTGGACGGGGCTCAAAAGGAGGTCCAGGCCCCGGCACCGGAAGCACCAAGAGCCGAGGAGCAGCAGCTCCAGGCGGTGGATCTGGACTGAGCGGCGGCAGCGGCGGCGGTGGGTCCGCTGGTGGCGGCGGTGGCGGGGCCGGAGGCGTCGGCAACGCCGGTACCGGTGGGGTCACCGGTGGCGGTGGCGGCGCGGGATCTGGTGGAGGCAGCAGCAGCGCCCCGCAGTTCCCTGAGCCGAAAGACACCAACGAGCCGAGGAAGTTCACCAGCGCCGCCAAGGCGCGGGAGTGGTTCGCGAAGATCTGGCCGTCGAAGGACAAGTACGCGGGTGACGTGAGGAACGAGTACTCGACGTACTCGACCAACATCGGCTACCAGACGATCAACACCGCGCTGCGAGACGCGGCCGGTGACATGAGCAAGTTCGATGACCCGGACTGGATCGACGCACGCCTCAACTTCGAGGGCAAGCCGTACTCGGACTTCACCAAGCAGCAGTACATCAAGAACCTCAAGGACCGCATCCGCCGGATGGACGAGGGCTTCGAGTTCGCCCCCGAGATCCCCGAGACGATCACGCTCGCTCGCGGCACCCGCTGGCAGGAGTTCAAGGCACTCGGGATCACCGGGCAGAACGACGACCTGACCAAGCTCCTCGGCAAGTCCTACATCAACGACTCGTACACGTCGACCTCGGTCGGCGGCAAGGCCGCGATGGACTACATGCCGGTGCAGATCACCCTCACCGTCCCCAAGGGGATGAAGGGCGTCCACATGGCCGGTGACGCTAGCTACAGTGGAGCGTTGTCCTCGCTGGCATCCGAGAACGAGTTCCTGCTGCCACGCGGGACCAAGTTCAAGATCACGGACGTGTTCAAGAACGACGAAGGCGAATGGGAGATCGAAGTGGAGGTGCTGAAACCGTGACCCTAGACGACAAGAACGTCGACCAGGCGCAAGCCATTCGGGCGGTGGAGGACTACGACGCTCTCCCTTTAGCCGGTCCCGGCCGCTGGGCGCACGTCCACGGCGGCATGACGCTGTACACCAACGACGAGAACGTCCTGTTCGCCAAGGGCGGTCGCGGCACGCTCGATCGCAGCACGCTCTTCCAGGCGATGGAGAAGCTGCGTCAGGCAGGCAAGACCGCATCTGAGGCGTTCGACATCCTGCGTCTGGAATCAGACGCCGTGTCTGGCGATCTGAGCGAGATCGCCTAGCGATGAGCTGGGCGTCCTCGAGACGCCGGTATGACCTTCCCCCGGACTGGGAGCTGAACTACAGGCTCCCGGTCCTTCGGGATGCCAACTGGATCTGCGAGCTGCAGTGGAATGGCTGCGTTGGCGTGGCATCCGAGGTCGACCACATCAAGCGTGGGAACGACCACTCGCGATCCAACCTGCAGGCGGTCTGCCACAGGTGTCACGCGAAGAAATCATCCGCCGAGGGCAACGCCCGGAAGGCAGAACTCAAAGCCCGGAGGAAGCGGCCCGACGAACGCCATCCTGGGCGTCGATAAAGCGGGCCAGGAGCCCGCTCATAGACCCAGGAGGTCAAGTGGGCACCCGAGGCCCCATCGGAAAACGAGACGAAGAGCGAGTTCGGCGCAACACGCCCGACAGCCCCACCGACACGGTCCAGGTGATCGGCCCGGTGCAGATCCCCGAACTGGGGGACGTGAGCTACGACGGCGAGACGCACCCGCTCATCGAAGAGATGTACGAGTCCATCAAGAACTCGGCAGCCGTGAAGTACTACGAGCCGACTGACTGGACGTACGCCAAGCTCACCCTCTACACCCTGAACCAAGAACTGATTGCATCGCGCCAGTACGGAAAGCCAATGGGCGCAATGAAACTCACTGCCATCAACCAAATGCTCTCCTCGCTGCTGCTGACTGAAGGTGACCGACGACGAGTTCGGCTCGAGATCGAGCGGAACCCCGGAGACCCGACATCCGGGAAGGTCGTTGACATGACCGACATGCTCAAGCAGCGCCTCGCCCAAGCTCAGGCGAGCGGAGGGTAGATGGTCCCCCGGAGGGGGTTTCTAGAGCACTGCCGCTACCAGTAGCTCCTCCCTCCGGGGTTGACACCCACCCGAAAGGATCCCACATGGCCGACTTCGGCAAACCGCTCGACGTTGAGGCGTTGTGGCTGGTCAGAGGGCGCGACTTCAAGCACTCGTTCACCAACAAGGACAAGGCCGGGAACCCGGTCCCCTGGCCGGCCGGTGACCTGTTCCTCGAACTCGAGACAGGCGGCGAGCACAACGCGCTGCACCAGGTCTACATCACCGGAGCCACGGGCGGCACGTACGGCCTGACGCTCAACGGCAACCCGACCCCGGCCATCGACTACAACGACGTGTCCGAGAACCCGCAGGGGCTCGCTGGCGACATCCAAGACGCTGTCGACCTGGCCGTCGGAGCAGGCAACGCGCTGGTCCACCCCGTCTCGCTGTACCCGTCGTGGACGCTGTACTTCAACCTCAACAGCGGCAAGCCGCTCACAGAGCAGCTCGTCAACACGATCAACAAGGCGGCGAACGACTTCTTCAACACGTTCGACCAGCTCCTGGGCGTCGATGTCCAGATGACCGTCACCGACGCGCTCAACTTCAAGCTCCAGGTGACCAGCATCCGGGACTTCGATGAGGTCGGCGTCGTGACCTTCGCGGTCGACGTGACCGCCACGGCCGTCAAGAACTTCTTCAACGGCTTCGCCGGTCTGATCGGCGCGGTGAACACGGTCTCCACCGACTTCTACTGGAACCGGACCTACAACATCGAGTTCACCGGATCGCTTGCGCTGCAGCCGATTCCGCCCACCACGGCGAACGCCGCGGCCTTGACCGGAGCCTCGAAGAGCATCACCACCTCGGTCATCGATCCCGGCAAGAAGCGACTCACCAAGTGGCCCCTCACGGTCAGCGGCGCAGACGCCTCGATCAAGGTCGAGTCCGAAGAGGCCGACAAGATCCACAACCGCTGCCGCTGGCAGCTCGTCCACATGCCATCCGGCGAGGCTGCCGGTGGCGATGCGAAGCAACTCGGCTTCGTCTACATCCAACCCCGCTAGTTTCAGCTTGCGGCCACCTAACGAGAGGTGTTGCCCTAGCTAGGTTTTCGCGCCCGTTCCCCTACTGAATGCAACGGGCACCCCTTCCCGGCTAGCACAACGGTAGATGCGCTCGGCTCTGGACCGAGAGGTTTGAGGTTCGAATCCTTGGCCGGGAGCCCACTTGACATCCACCACGAAAGGAAACGCCATGACTGGCATCCAAGGAAAACTGATCGCACTCGGCATCAAGGTCGGCGTCGGCTACCTCCGCAAGCACCCTGAGCTGCTTGACGAGGTCTCCAAGCACATCCCCGGCAAGGTCGATGACCTGGTCCTCGAGGTGTTCGCCAAGCTCCTGGGGGTCTGATGACCTTCGTCGTAACCCGCAGGCAGGCGCAGTGGGTCCACGACATGGCCCGCGCCCGGAACGGCCTCCCGTACGCCTACGGCGGCGCGTTCACCAACGACCCGAAGCGATCCACGGACTGCTCTGGCCTGGTGCTTCAGACCGCCGCCTGGTACGGCGGTCGCACTGACTGGGTTGGAAACCGTTACGGCTCAACGGAATCGTTCCGCCTCGACCACAAGATCGTCTACGACCTGGGCTTCAAGCGTCTGCCTCCGGGCGGCGTTGCGGCTCTGCCGTTCAAGCCGGTCATGCTCGTCGGGCTCCAGCACGGCGGCGGCGGGGCCAACTCGCACACCGCCTGCACGCTGATGACGATGGACATCCCCGGTGGCCCGGTGAAGATGTCCGACCGAGGCGTCGACTGGGAGTCCCACGGGAACCGCAACGGCGTCGGCGTCGATCTCTACGACAACGCACGGGCCTGGAACGATCCGCTGTTCCACGACTTCTGGTACCTGGACGCCAAGCTCGAGGACGCACCCGCTGCGCCTGGTGAGATGACGGTCCCGCTGTTCCAGAAGGGCAACGGCCGATGGGGCTCTCCGAGCCCTGCCTGGGATCACCTGATCATGCGTGAGTCGAGCGGTGACCCGACGATCATCCAGCAGATCATCGACGTGAACTCGGGCGGCAACGAGGCCGAGGGTCTGTTCCAGATCACCCCGAAGACATGGCGGGCACACAACGGCACGCAGTTCGCGCCCAGCGCGAGACTCGCTACTCCGCAGCAGCAGGCGATCGTCGCCGCACGCATCTTCACCCGCAATCCAAGCGGATCTGACTGGGGCGCAGGACTTCCCGGTCGCGAAGACCCGAAGCAGCTCGCGGCTGGCCTGGTGCCCACCGAACCAATAGGAGAGGACGGCTTCTTGTCCGCACTCAACGACGCTGAGCAGCGCGAGGTTCTCAACCTCCTGCGCTGGATTGCAGCACCTGAATACGGGGAGCTTCGCAAGCTCTTCCAGAACGAGGACATGTACCGCACCGACAACGTCCGTCGGCGCACCTTCGCGGGAGTCGCGTTGGATGCCCGGACGTTCGCGTGGGAGTTCCGCGTCGAGGACGCAGCGAAGCGTGGCGAGCAGTGGGCCGTCGACCTGGTAGTCCAGGCCGCTCGCGGCACTCTCGCGGGCGTACGGCGAGCTGACGGCTCGTCTGACCCCTTCCTGGTCGGCCATGCCCAGTCTCTCCTCGCCGAGATCGAGGAGACGAACCCCGACGCACTGAAGAACTACCTGAAGGGGGCCAAATGAGCCCGAAAGTACGTCAGACCATCTACTACGTCGGCACCCTGGTGCCTGGCCTCCTGGGCATCGCCCTGATCTGGGGCGGCATCGACGCTGGTGCGGCCGATTCCATCGGTGACATCATCGCGGGTGCCCTGGCCTTGATCGGCGCGGGAGCGCCGGCCACCGCCGCCATCACGGTGCAGACGCAGCGCAAGGACGGCACGCTCACCTCTTCGGCGGTCGAGCAGGTCTCCAAGGGCATCGAGCAGGTCATCGCGGCGCGTGACGCCGCGCAGGCTGAGGTCGACAAGGTCACCACGGTGGTCGGAGGCGTCCTCAACGACGTGCAGGCTGCCGCCAACGCGGTCAACCTCGGCCCGCTGGCCAGCCAGATCCTCAACGGGGTCGCCCCGGCGTACAGCCAGGCGTTCAACCCGGCCACGCAGCCCTGGAACCGATGAGCCTGCAGGTCGGTTCAAGCGGAGAGATCGTCAACAGGTGGATCCGGGTCATGAAGGCCCGGTTCGCCTCCTACGCGGGCAAGCTCCGCGAGGACGCCTACTTCGGCTTGGACGACGCTGCTGTCCAGCGCGAGTACGAGACACGCACCCACCAGACACCGGACGGGATCGTCACTGACGGCGATCTCGCCTACCTGCTCCCGGCGAAGCCGTGGCTGTTCACAGTCCACGGCACCGGGATGCCAGACCCTCTGGGCCCCGGCCTACCGGCCGACGTGGCGCGGGACGTGCTCGACATCTACCGCTGGCAGCCCATCGGCAACTACCCTGCCGCCGCCTTCCCGATGAAGCCCTCGTACGACAAGGCCATCGCGGAGCTGGTGCTCCAGATCGACCAGAAGCTCGCCGGGAACAACGACGAGTTCAGCATGGCCGGTTACTCGCAGGGAGCCATCGCGGTCGCCTACGTGCTCAAGCATGAGATCCTCGACCCGAAGGGTCGCCTGCACAAGTACGTCCGCAGGCTCAAGAAGGTCGTCATGTGGGGAAATCCCATGCGGCAGAAGGGCTTCGCTCACTTCGATGAGTGGATCCACCCGGTCGCTGGGCCCGACACGATGGGCATCCTCGAGGACCGCCTCGAGAACCTCGAGTGGGCCATGCAGGAGTACGGCTTCGAGGTCCGCGACTACGCCCACGACGGCGACATGTACGCCTCCATCAAGGAGGACGACATGCACGAATACGAGGTGGCCATCGGCCGAATCGTGATGACCGTCAAGGGATTCTACGGAGGCAAGGACTCCGTGGTCGCCCAGCTCGGTGAGATCGCTGGACATCCTCTGCGCGAGAGCATCGCGATGGCGAAAGCCATCATCGACGCCATCGGGTTCCTGGCCAAGTCCACGCAGGGCGAGAAGTGGCCGCACCTGTACAACCGATTCCCCGCTGTCGCGTTCTTGCGTCAGCCTTGACATACACCGGAAGGAGGCGGGGTGAGCCTCGGAAATCACCACCCGGAGCTTGCCCCGTCCCCTCCGCACATCATCGGCCCGTCCTGGCAGAGGACGGTCGACGGGGAGTGGCATCTGCCTGATCCCAAGATGACCCTCGGATGGGGCGTCTTGAAGTGGCTGTCCGAATACGTCAACACCCCTGGCGGGCATGACGATCCAGCCAGACTCAGATTTCTGATCGAGCTGTCCGAAGCGGGATTGCTCGACAACGAGAACATGTTCATCCCCACCGACGAGCAGGTACGCCTGGTCCTCTGGTGGTACGCCGTAGACAAGACGGGCACGTACGTCTACCGCGAGGGCGTGATCCGCCGGCTCAAGGGCTGGGGCAAGGATCCGTTCACCGCCGCGCTCTGCTTGGCGGAACTCTGTGGCCCAGTAGCGTTTTCACACTTCGATGAGACCGGCCAAGCGATCGGCAAGCGCCGCCCCGCGCCGTGGGTCACGGTGGCCGCAGTCTCCCAGGACCAGACGAAGAACACGTTCTCGCTGTTCCCGGTGATGATCAGCAAGAAGCTCAAGACCGAGTTCAAGCTCGAGGTCAACCGCTTCATCATCTACGCCGAAGGCGGCGGTCGCATCGAGGCCGCAACCTCTTCACCAGCATCGATGGAGGGCAACCGCCCGACGTTCGTCGTCCAGAACGAGACGCAGTGGTGGGGCCAGGGCCCGGACGGCAAGGTCAACGAGGGCCATTCGATGGCGGAAACCATCGAGGGCAACATGACCAAGGTCGAGGGCGCTCGCACGCTGTCGATCTGCAACGCCCACATCCCCGGCACCGAGACCGTCGGCGAGCTGGCCTACGTCTCCTACCAGAAGATCCAGTCCGGTGAGGACGTGGACACCGGCCTCATGTACGACGCACTCGAGGCACCGGCCGATACGCCGATCTCCGAGATCCCGTCGCAGAAGGAAGATCCCGAGGGATTCGAGAAGGGCATCGCCAAGCTCCGACAGGGGCTCCTGATCGCCAGAGGCGACAGCACATGGCTGCCGATCGAAGACATCATCAAGTCGATCCTGTCGACCAAGAACCCGATCACCGAGTCGCGGCGCAAGTTCCTCAACCAGGTCAACGCCTCCGAGGACTCCTGGCTGGCTCCCCGCGAATGGGACCGCTGCTACGCAGACGCCAAGAAGTACCTCGAGAGGATGGGCTACGAGTTCACGCCGCCCGCTCGCGGCGAGAAGATCGCCCTCGGCTTCGACGGCTCGAAGTCCAACGACTGGACCGCTCTGGTCGGCTGTCGCATCAGCGACGGCTTCCTCTTCGTCATCAGGATCTGGGATCCCCAGAAGTTCGGCGGGCAGGTTCCTCGCGAAGACGTAGACGCCACAGTGCATTCCACGTTCAAGCACTACGACGTGGTCGCGTTCCGCGCCGACGTGAAGGAGTTCGAAGCCTACGTCGACCAGTGGGGTCGGACCTACAAGAAGAAGCTCAAGGTCAACGCCTCCCCCAACAACCCCGTCGCATTCGACATGCGCGGACAGCAGAAGCGGTTCGCGTTCGACTGTGAGCGCCTGGAGGACGCGGTCCTCGAGGGAGAGGTCTGGCACGACGGCGATCCCGTTCTGCGCCAACACGTTCTGAATGCCAAACGGCATCCCACCACCTATGACGCCATTGCGATTCGCAAGGTCACCAAAGACTCCAGCAAGAAGATCGACGCTGCGGTCTGCGGCGTCCTCGCGTTCGGGGCGAGACAGGACTACCTCATGAGCAAGAAGGCCCGCACGGGCCGGGTCGTGGCGGTTCGCTAATGGCAGCCGTACTCCCCGGACAGGAAGAGATCCCAGATCCCGCCATCGCCCGAGACGACATGATCTCGGCGTTCGATGACGCGTCCAAGGGTCTCAAGATCAACACCAGCTACTACGAAGCTGAGCGCAGGCCAGAGGCCATCGGCGTCACGGTTCCGCAGCAGATGCAGTCGCTGCTGGCCCACGTCGGATACCCCCGGCTCTACGTCGACTCCATCGCTGAGCGCCAGGCCGTCGAAGGCTTCCGCCTCGCCGACCAGGACGAGGCTGACGAGGATCTGTGGAGCTGGTGGCAGGCCAACAACCTCGACATCGAGGCTCCGCTGGGCTACACCGACGCCTACGTCCACGGCCGGTCATACGTGACCATCTCCCGCCCGGACCCCGACATCGACCTGGGTTGGGATCCTGAGACCCCGATCATCAGGGTCGAGCCGCCCACGCGGATGTACGCCAAGATCGATCCCCGGATCAACCGGGTGTCGCAGGCGATCCGAGTCGCATACGACGACAAGGGCAACGAGGTCCAGGCAGCCACGCTGTACACCCCGCAGGGGACGTTCGGCTGGTACAAGGCCGATGGCGAGTGGCAAGAGTGGTTCGAGGATCCTCACGGCCTCGGCGTAGTCCCCGTCGTCCCGCTCCCGAACCGGAACCGGCTCTCGGATCTGTACGGCACCAGCGAGATCACGCCTGAGCTTCGGTCGATGACCGACGCGGCGTCTCGCATCCTCATGCTGATGCAGGCGACCGCAGAGCTGATGGGTGTGCCTCAGAGGCTCATCTTCGGCATCAAGCCCGAAGAGATCGGCGTGGACCCCGAGACGGGCCAGACGCTGTTCGACGCCTACCTCGCTCGCATCCTCGCGTTCGAGGACGCTGAGGGCAAGATCCAGCAGTTCTCGGCCGCAGAGCTGGCCAACTTCACCAACGCCCTCGACCAGATCGCCAAACAGGTCGCTGCGTACACGGGACTGCCTCCCCAGTACCTTTCCACCGCTGCGGACAATCCGGCCTCTGCTGAGGCAATCAGGGCCGCTGAGAGCCGTCTCATCAAGAAGGTCGAGCGCAAGAACCTGATCTTCGGCGGTGCGTGGGAACAGGTCATGCGAATCGCGTGGCAGATGATGAAGGGCGGCGAAGTTCCGCCCGACATGCTCCGCATGGAGACCATCTGGCGCGACCCGTCGACTCCGACCTACGCGGCCAAGGCCGACGCAGCCACGAAGCTGTACGGCAACGGCCAGGGCGTCATCCCCCGCGAGCGTGCCCGCATCGACATGGGCTACTCCATCAAGGAGCGCGAAGAGATGCGCCGCTGGGACGAGGAAGAAGCCGCTATGGGCCTTGGGCTCATCGGCACGATGGTCGATCCGAACCCGACGGTTCCTGGCTCTCCGAGCCCGACGGCACCGCCGAAACCGGCTCAGCCGGCCATCGAGGGCGGTGATGCTGCCTGAACCCCGAGGAGTACGCCGCCGCGCAGGCGGTGATCACTGCGGGTCTTGCTTCCTACGTCCAGAAGTTCGCAAGTCTGTTCGCGGGACCGGCTCTCTCCCTTGGGGAGTGGGCCCGGTTCCTCCAAGTGTTGTTCCCCGAGGTCCAGCGTCGGTATGCGGAAGCTGCCGACCTGGGCCGGAACTTCTACGACTCCCAGCGCAGACTCCACCACCCTGAGCTTCCCCGCAACGAGAGGTTGCGGAGTGATCTTCAGTGGTCGTGGTTCGTCAAGAACATGGAGCCAGCTCGAAAGGGGATGTCGCAGGCCGAATCCCCCAGGAGCGCGGTCACCCGGACAGCTTTGACGGCAGTCCGCGAAGTGGAGATGGCCGGTCGCCGACAGATCATCGGCGCGGTCAAGAACGACCCAGCCCCTCAGATCGTGCAGGGCTGGGCGAGGGTCGCCACCGGGCGCGAAACATGCGCCTGGTGCCTGATGCTGATTTCCCGTGGCGCAGAGCTGAATCACAAGGGCAACTTCGCCTACAGCGATGCGACCTCTGCGGGGATCAACCTCGATGACGAGACCGTGATCGACCTCTGGGAAGAGTCCGGTCAGGATCTCGCCAAGTTCCGGGAAGCAACGAAAGAGCACATCGAAGAGTGGCACACCGGGTGTGACTGCCTGGCCATCCCAGTCTTCGACGTAATGAACTGGCCCGGAAGGGACGCTGCCCTACGGGCGCAGCAGCTTTGGATCGACGCCAGCAAGGAAGCCAGTCGACTTATCGACTCTGGTGAGGCCCGCTCCAAGAACCAGAACAGGGAGACGATCAACGCTCTCCGACGCCGCCTTGAGCGCGGCGAAATCGCAATGTCCAACTACGCCCTCGCGGCGTAACCCCTGAACCCCAGGTGGGTTCAACAACAAATAGCCCAGGAGGCGAAAACACATGTCCGACACCGCAACACCCGAAGGCACCCCAGCAGGCACCCCGGCCCCGGAGGCCACCCCCGCCGCTGAACAGCCCACCGCCAAGGTCTTTGACGAGGCATACGTCAAGGAACTCCGCAACGAGGCTGCTGCCGCACGGCACGCGAAGAAGGACGCCGTTGAGACGGCCGTCAAGGAAGCCAACGAAGCCCACGCGGCCGAGCTGAGCGCCCGCGACGTTCGTATCACCGAACTCGAGAACGAGCTGGGCAAGGCATGGATCGAGCTTCAGAAGATCCACACCTCGCTCGAAGCGAAGGTTCCCAGCGACAAGGTGCTCGCGTTTGTCGAGATCCTGCAGGGTGCCGACGCCGAATCCATCACCGAGTCGGCCAAGAAGAGTCTTGGCCTGATCGAGGGTCTCGGCGGCAAGAAGCAAGTTCCCGGATTCGACCCCACCCAGGGCTTCGGGGGGCGCAAGGAAGACATGCCCCTGAACGGAGACCCGATTCTGAACGCCATGAAGAGCGTTCTGAAGATCACGTAACCCCTTCCCACACAAGGAGATAGAAGAAGATGGCAGCAGGTACTGCTTTCGCAGTCGATCACAGCCAGATCGCCCAGACGGGCGACACCATGTTCAAGGGCTACCTCGAGCCGGAAGAGGCGAAGGACTACTTCGCCGTGGCCGAGAAGACCTCGATCGTGCAGCAGTTCGCCCAGAAGATCCCGATGGGCACGACCGGCCAGAAGATCCCGCACTGGGTCGGCGACGTGTCGGCGCAGTGGATCGGTGAAGGCGACATGAAGCCCATCACCAAGGGCAACATGTCTTCGCAGACGATCGCCCCCCACAAGATCGCGACGATCTTCGTGGCGTCGGCGGAAACCGTCCGTGCGAACCCGGCCAACTACCTCGGCACCATGCGTACCAAGGTGGCCACCGCCTTCGCGATGGCCTTCGACGGCGCGGCGCTGAACGGCACCTCGAGCCCGTTCCCGACCTACCTGGCGCAGACGACCAAGAGCGTCTCGCTGGCAGATCCGGGCGGCGCTGGCGTGTCCGACCTGACCGCCTACGACGCGGTGGCCGTCAACGGCCTGTCGCTCCTGGTGAACGCTGGCAAGAAGTGGACCGCCACTCTGCTGGACGACATCGTGGAGCCGATCCTCAACGGTGCCAAGGACAAGAACGGCCGTCCGCTGTTCATCGAGTCCACCTACACCGACGAGAACAGCCCGTTCCGCGCTGGCCGGATCGTCGCTCGCCCGACCATCCTGAGCGACCACGTCGCCTCGGGCACCACGGTCGGCTACATGGGCGACTTCCGTCAGGTGGTCTGGGGCCAGGTTGGCGGTCTGTCCTTCGACGTGACCGACCAGGCGACCCTGAACCTCGGTACGCCGCAGGCTCCCGAGTTCGTTTCGCTGTGGCAGCACAACCTCGTCGCAGTCCGCGTCGAGGCTGAGTACGCGTTCCACTGCAACGACAAGGACGCGTTCGTCAAGCTGACCAACGTCGTTACGCCGTAAGGCGAACTTGACATTCACCGGTTGGGGAGTCCTTCGGGGCGTCCCCTTCCGGGGTGTCTGAGAGGACTTCATGCGTATCCGATCCACCACCAACGGCGGGTTCGCCGATGTCGATCCCGACTACGCAGAGCAACTGATCGCCAGCGGGCTGTTCGAGCCCGTGGTGGCACCCAAGCCTGCTCGCAAAGCGCCGGCCAAACGGCCCGCACCAAGACCAGCTCCCAAGCAGGAGCCCAAGACTGAGGAGTAGCCCGTGGCCTACGCAACCGCCAACGACGTTGTGACGTTGTGGGCCAAGGAGCCCGAGCCCGAAGTCATGGCGCTGATCGAGCGCCGTCTCGCCCAGGTCGAGCGGATGATCAAGCGCCGCATCCCCACACTCGATCTGAAGGTCGCTACCGACGCGACGTTCAAGGCCGACCTCATCGACATCGAGTCCGATGCGGTTCTGCGCCTTGTCCGTAACCCCGAGGGCTACATCTCGGAGACCGACGGTGCGTACACCTACCAGCTCGCCTCGGACCTGTCTCAGGGCAAGCTGGTGATCCTTGACGACGAGTGGACGACGCTAGGCGTCAACCGGCTCTCCCGGATGTCCACCATCGCCCCGAACATCGTGATGCCCACATGAGCGCCTCAGACGCTCAGAGAGCCCCCATCGTTTACCCGCCTGGCTTCATCGTGGCGGTCACGCCCGATCAGGTCGACAACAGCCGCTGCGACCACGAAGCCGATCCCCCGGTGTGCTTCTGCGTCCACGACTGGCGCATCGAGTGGGGCAACGTCTCGCGAGCGGCCAAGCCGAGAGCGACGTACATCCAATGAGCCTCCTCGACACAGGTGCCCGGTATCAGCCGGTCACCGTCTACCCCGAAGAGATGGTCATCGACGGCGACGGCAACAAGCGCACGCGGCCGTCCAAGACCGGCATCCCAGCGATCGCACGGCTCCAGGTGGCCAACCAGTCCGGTACGTCGGCACGACGTGCTGAGCAGGACAACGAGGGCTTCGAGTCCGAGAAGGTCTACCGGATGCGCTTCCCGCGCTCGTTCACCAAGGAGCACGGCATCCTCGGCGCTCAGTCCGAGATCGAGTGGCGGGGTCAGCGGTGGGCGCTCTTCGGAGACGCCACGGTCTACGACAGCTCTCCTGCGCTCGCACGCGTCGACTACACCATCAAGAGGTACTGATGGCCACTGTCTACGCCAAGGCCAACAAAGTGGCTGCACGGGCTGCTGAGACCCGCAGAGAGGTCAAGAAGGTCCGCGACGACGTGACCAAGAGGGCCAAGCGAAACCTGGCTCAGCAGAACGAGACCAGCCGCATCACGCCCGAGGGTTACTTCCCGGCCGAGATCGAAGAGGTCGACGGCGATGTCGACTTCCACACGGTCCTGCACGCGCCCAACGCGTTCGCCATCGAGTTCGGCCACGCCCCGTCGGGCTTCTTCGAGGGCACCGACACCAAACCACCGGAAGCCACATACATCCTGACCCGCGCCGCTATCGGCGGCGAGGTCTCGTAAGGAGGCCGCATGGCAAGCAGGCGGCTACCCCGCGTCCAAAAGGTGGTGGCCCCCATCCTCCGAGGCGATCAGCGAATGATCGACCTCGGGGTCACGGTCACTACGTGGGTTCCCGACGTGGACTACCGCGAGTTTCCGATGATCAACATCCGCCGCATCGGCGGCATCAGGAACCCGAAAGCACCGAGGCTGCACACGCTTCCGGTGATCGAGATGTCGGCCTACTCGACAGAGGGGCTGATCGAATGCGAAGAGCTGTACGAAGAAGCACTCGACGTGCTGTACGACGCGGTCCATGACCAAATCGTCACTCCCGCAGGCTATTTGCAGTCGATGTACGAAACGATGGGCGCTACGCAGTTCAGCTCCCTCTACCAGGACTCCTGGCGAATCCAGGGTCTGATCAGGCTCGGCGTCCGCAGTCCGAGATCCACCACCTAACCGAAAGGTAATGCCCTCATGGCAGAAAATGACGACGCAGTATTGACTGCGGCGGTCGGCTACGTGTACGTCGCGCCCGAAGGCACGGCTGCGCCGACACCGGCCCAACTGAAGACCATCAACCTCCGCGACACCTCGACCTGGACCGGCGTCACCGGCTGGGAGAGCGTCGGCCACACCAGCCGAGGCACGCTCCCCGAGTTCGGCTTCGACGGCGGCGACAGCGAGGTGAAGGGCTCCTGGCAGAAGAAGAAGCTGCGGGAGATCACCACCGAGGATCCGATCGACTTCGTCACGATCGTGCTGCACCAGTTCGATGAGATGGGTCTGGGTCTGTACTACGGCCCCAACGCCTCCGACACCCCCGGTGTGTTCGGTGTGAAGACCGGCCAGACCAACGAGAAGGCCGTGCTGGTCATCATCGAGGACGGCGACATGCGCCTGGGCAACCACGCCCACAAGGCCGGTGTGCGCCGCGACGACTCGATCGATCTGCCGATCGATGACCTGGCTTCGCTGCCGGTGCGATTCACCTACCTCGACTACGAGGACGAACTGCCGTTCTCGTGGATCAACGAGGACTTGTTCAACCCGGTTACTCCGTAACCACAACTTGACATTCACCTGAGTGTCACCCCCGGAGGGGGAGGTTTCCTTGGCGGGCCTGCCTCCCCCTCCAGCCCGCCATCCCAGCCCGCCAACACATGAAAGGTTCGCCATGACAAACGTATTCACTCTCGACGCGATGCGCGAAGAGACCCGCAAGAAGTACCAGCCCGTCGTGCTCGAGGTCAGCGAGGGCGTCACCGTCGAGCTGAAGCCGCTGCTGAAGCTGGGCAAGAAGGCCCGCGAAGCGGTCGCCGAAGCGGTCAAGGAGATCGAGGCGCTGCCCGACGAGATCGATGAGGACGACGAGGATTCCGACGAGCTGATGGACGAGATCGCAGAGAAGATCTGTGACTCGGTCGCCAAGGTGTTCCGGCTGATCGCCACTTCCCCCCGGAAGCTGTTGGCGGAGTTGGACACTGAGGAAGAGCCGCAGATCCGCGCTGAGCTGTACGGCGCTGTGCTCCGCACCTGGATGCGGGAGACGCAACTGGGGGAAGCCGCGCCCTCGCCGAACTGATCGACAAGTTCGGCGGGGCTCTCCTCGCAGACCTTCGCCAGTACTACCAGGTAGACCTGCGCGACCTGTTCCGCGATGAGGATCCGCTGACGCCGAGATTCGTTCTGGTCCTGGTGCTCTGCCTACCTCGCGACGGCGCTTTCTACGCAGCGCGTCGGGGTGGCATGCAGTACCGGGGCTGGGACGAGGACCGCTACGCCCTCGCGGACATCTACGACGCCATCAACGCAGGCAACCACCTGTTCATGATGGCCAACCGCGATCGGTCGAAGCCGAAGCCGAAGGCACCCACGCCATACCCACGTCCCGACGACCACAAGAAAACCGAAGCGCCCAAGCCGGGTTCGTTCGCCGCGATGGTCGTGGCCGCGAAGAAGGCAGCGCGAGAACGAAGGGAAAGGGAGGAGGCGAATGCCGAATAGTGCTGGCGTAGAGGTCGCACGGATCTCAGTCAAGGTCAGCCCCAACACCAAGCAGTTTCGCCGCGAGCTGAAGAACGACCTCGAGGCCATCGAGAAGGAGCTGAGCGCCGACGTTCCGGTCAACGCCGACCTGAACGCGGCCCAGGCCAAGGCCGACTTCAAGCGACTGATGATGCAGCTCAAGGCCGAAGCGGCCAGAGGCGTCAACATCCCGGTCGACGTGAACGTCGACAAGGACTCCAAGGGTGGGTTCCTCGACAAGCTCTTCGGCAAGGGCGGCAAGAGCAAGATCGGTCAGCTCGGCGACGAGGCTGAACAGACCACCACCAAGATCATGTCGATGGGCCAGGGCTTCCTGGGGATGTCCCGAATGGCCTGGATCGGCGTGGGTGTCCTGGCGCTGGCGGCACCGGCCGTCGCGCTGGTAGCAGGTCTGCTGGCCGGTCTCCCGTCGCTCATGGCGGCGTTCGGAGCTGGCGCGGCCGTCGTCGCGCTCGGCATGGACGGCATCAAGGCTGCAGCCGAGACGATCACACCCGTCCTCGACGGGGTGAAGTCCCAGGTCTCCTCGGTCTTCAAGGAGGGGCTGACCCCGATCATGGGGCAGCTCGGCACGATGCTGCAGACGATCACCCCCGGCCTGAAGGATGTGGCCGGGAGCTTGGTCGGAATGGCCGGTGGCATCACCGACGTAGTCACCAAGGGCGTCGGCCTCGACCAGATCAACAACATCCTCGGGAAGACCGCTGAGTTCTTCCGAGGGCTCACCCCGATCATCTCGACGGGCGTCCAGTCCTTCCTCACGCTCGCCAACGCGGGCGCGAACTCGTTCGGCACTCTGCTGGCTCCGCTGCAGACGTTCGCCACCCAGTTCAACGACATGGTCAACCGGATCACCTCGAACGGGTCGTTCCAGGGGGCCATGCAGGGCATGTCCCAGGTGCTGGGCAGTGTCCTCAACCTGTTCACCCGGCTCTTCGAGGCCGGCACTACGGCGATGGGACAACTCGGCGGTCCTCTGTCGACGCTGATCAACGGGTTCGGTGACGCGTTCATCGCGTTGATGCCTGCTCTGACCTCACTGTCGAGCCTGCTCGGCAACGTGCTCGGCACTGCGCTCTCGCAGCTCGCTCCGGTCATCACGGCTCTCACCCCCGCGTTCACCACGCTGGCAAGCACCCTCGGCACCCTGCTGACGGGCTCTCTGCAGGCGCTGGGCCCGATCCTGACGCAGATTGCCGGTGCCCTCGGCACGGTGCTGTTGACGGCTCTCCAGACCCTGCAGCCCATGCTGCCGGGGCTCGTCTCGAGCTTCCAGCAGCTCTCGACCACGTTGGTCACCCAGCTCGGCCCGTTCCTGCCTCAGATCGCTACGGCGTTCGGACAGCTCGTCGGAGCGGTCATTCAGTTGGCCCCGATGATCCTGCAGCAGTTGGTCCCGGCGTTCATCCAGTTGGTCCCCAAGATCGCTGAGCTGATGCCGTCGATCGTCTCGCTGGTGCAGTCGTTCGCGAACCTGATGCCGGTCATCCTGCCTCTGGCCTCGGCGCTCATCAGCGTTGCTGGTGCAGTGATCCAGGTCGGTGTCTCCATCGGCGGCGCACTCATCGGTGCGCTGGCCAACCTGATGGGCATCATCACCGGAGTCATCGCGAAGGTCTCTGAGTGGGTGGCTAGCTTCGCATCTGGCGCACAGACTATCGCGGCGAAGGCCGCGGAGTTGCCAGGGATGATCCAGTCCGCTCTGGCCAACCTGATGGAGATCGGCCTGTCGGCCGGTAAGAACCTGGTCCAGGGGCTCATCAACGGTATCGGTGGCATGATCAGCTCGGCGGTCTCCAAGGCCAAGGAGCTGGCATCGAGTGTTGCTGGGGCGGTCACCGACTTCCTCGGTATCCACTCGCCGTCGAGGCTGTTCGAGCAGTTCGGTATCAACACCGGCGAGGGCTACGCCATCGGTCTCGACAAGGGCTTCGCGCCCGTCCTCGAGCAGGCCAAGCAGTTGTCCTCGCAGATCGCGGCGGCGGTAGCCAGTGGCACCGAAGATCCGACCGCGCTGCTGCACGGGTTCACCAAGTCCGACGTAGGCCGCATGGAGAAGGTGCTCGGCACCGAGATCAAGCGGATCGAGCGTCAGGCGAAAGCCCTTGACCTGCAGGCGAAGGCCACCGGTAACGAGGGTCTGAAGGCTGAGGCAGCCAAGCTGCGCGAGATGAAGGACCAGCTCCAGACGCAGAAGGAGATGCTCGACCTCGCAGGCGATTACAACGACGAGACCGGTTCCGGCTCGGCGGGTGGATCGCTGGAGCAGCAGGTCTCCAAGCTGATGGCATCCCCGGTCGATTTCGCGAAAGCTACTGGCAAGCAGTTCCTTTCGGACATCGGCATCTCTGGTGAGGGCTTCCTGTCGAAGGCAGTCACCGAAGGCATTCAGTACATCTTCCAGATCGGCTCTGTCGATGAGGCGCTGTCGATCAAGGACCGCGAGGAGTCGAAGAGCGCACTCGCGCTCGTCGGCCGTCAGTAGGTCGCGGACTTGACATTCACCAGGAGGTAAGCATTGATCACCGACACCATCGTTGAACTCGAGGGTGTCAATGGTGAGTACTTCAACTTGACGACCGGTGACCAGGGCATCTACCTGGCCACAGACGTGGAGGGTTGTTTCTACGACCCTCCCGTCAAGGTCGTTGTTGAGGAGCCGGGGAACTACCCCGGCGCTCGCTACTTGTCACACCGGATCCTGAAGCGCGACATCGTCTTCGGGGTTCAGATCCTCAACGACTCCAAGAGCGGACCCAAGAGCTGGCTCTCGCGTGACAGCGAGTGGCGCAAGGCATGGGCGTTCAACCGCGTCTGCAAGCTCTACGTGACCACCCCGGACTCCGGTACCAGGTATCTGCACCTGGCGCTGTTCGAGTCCCCCAAGGTCGAGATGAAGACCGACCCGCGAGGCAACAGCATCAACCTGACGGTGATGTCGTGCATCGCGTACGACCCGTTTTGGTACGAGGACGACAAGGTCTACTCGGCCAAGACCAAGACCGACACCAGGTTCGACCCGTCCATCTGGACGCCGCCGTGGCCGTGGGAGGAACTGCCCAAGGAGACGCTGCGGATCAAGGTCGGCCGCGAGCAGGGTGGGCTCAACCCCACCGACAACTACATCGCCCCGAAGTGGACCGTCCCCGGTTCCACCGAGAAGGTGCCGAACTTCCCCTGGCCGTTCCCTCCGAACACGCCGATCCCGTGGGAGACAGCTCCGTTCACTCAGTTCGTCATCCCGGACTACTCGTTCGAGGACGAAGAGTTCCGCAACCGCAGGCTCAAGCTCCCCGGCTTGATCTACGGCGAGAACTGCGTGATCGACACCGATCGCCGCGAGGAGCAGATCGCCTCCGAGTCGGGCTCGCCTGTGTGGGCCCGGATGAACGGCGTCAGGTTCCGCAACTGGATCCCGCCGTACACCGAAGAGGCTGAGTTCGTCATAGACGCCTCGGGCTGCGCTCCGGGGCAAGTGGTAACCCTTCGCCTCCCGAGGGCGTGGGGACGCTGCTGGGGGCTCGAGTGAGCGGCCTGAAGTCGCTCCGACAGTCCGAAGATCTCTGGAAGCTGATCCAACAGCGTCGGGCCAAGCGTGAGGCCGCAAGGCTCGCGCCGGCCGATGTGGAGCTGCGTGATGGAGACTTCCGCCTCCGTGGCGCTGTCGCTGGCGAGCGACTCCTCGAATGGGAGTTCATCGAGAACGACGTAGGCAACTGCACGCTGCATCTCTCGCTGAACCACTACCTGGCCAAGTGGGTGATGAACCACCGTGGTCGAGCAAAGCGCAACGTCATCATCAACATCGAGAAGCAAGGCGCTCGATGGACCGGGATGATGGACCACTACCGGGTCATCAAGACCGATTCCGGTGATGCGTATCTGGAGGTCGTGTTTTTGCACGACTACGCCCAGACCCAGCATATCCGCGTGTGGTGTAACCCGTTCCTGCGCCCTGAGCTGCAGTTTCCCAAGGTCTGGATCATTTTCGGGCCGGCCAAGTGGTGTTTGCTGGTTACGCTGTTCGTCAACCTACTCCGACTCGAAACGTCCCTGTGGACGCTACCCGATGATCCAACGGACATCAACGAGTGGATGGGCCCGAGCTTCAATCCAGCAAACTGGCGGAACATCGTCAAGCCGTTCCCGTTCCTCGCGGACAACAGTCCGGTCACGATGGTGTTCTCCCGCTTCGGGAAGTTCTACGACGTTGCCAAGCAGCACCTCGAGGACCATCAGCTCACGCTGACGTGTCGCCGGTACATCAAGGACCGCGACCCGCATCCGTTCGAGGATCTCAAGGGCATCTGGGGCATCGACCCGCTGGAAGATCTGCTGCAGCTCATCCCCCTCCGGGATGGCTGCGTGGTCTGGGACATCGAGGACAACTCGGGATGGGGTACACAGACCGCCTTCGGTGGTTCGTGGCTCACCGGCTTCCTCAGAGCCGCTGTGACCCTCGCGGGTGACGGTCAGGTCGAGGGTGTCGACGTATTCACGGGTGACTACACGTTCCCCGGCGAGTACTACTCGCCCTACTTCCTGGGCACCAGCCCGATGGCCCCGCACGTCGTGCTCGAAGAGGGTCCGCTCACCGGGATCAAGTCGTCGGAGTTCTCGTACTACGAGGCGACCGACACCAGCTTCCTGGCGGGTGGCCAGTCAGCTCCGGGCATCAACGAGGGTCTGTCGACGGCGGTGAACGTGGGAGGCGACTTCCTCACATCGCTGATCAACCAGGCACTCGGCGGCATGATCGACCTGCCCCCGCTGGGCGGAACGCTCGACTCGATCCTCAAGCCGCTGTACACCGACGTGTTCGGTGCGTTCATGGAAGTGCCGACGCTGCGTGCGTCGGGCATCCACTTGCCGATCTCCGGTCTCGAAGACGTGATCACCGACCTCGGTGACTTCCACTACTTCGAGAACATGGCCGACGGGTCGATGAAGGCGTTCACCCTGAGCGCGTTCGCGGCCGTCGCCGCTGAGATCTACAAGACGAGGGCCAGGACGACCCACACCCTCAAGGTGTCAGACGCCGCTCCGTACATCTTCGCGCCAAAGCCCTACGGGCACGCGTGGATTGGCGATCGAGTCGGTACGTCTGTCCTGGGTTACCCGGTCGAGCACCAGCTCTTCGTTGAACGCGTCAAGCGGATCAAGTACAGCCAGGGAACCGATGGCCCGAAGCCACTCGAGATCGGCATCGGCTACCGCGAACCGAAGAACCCAGCTCTGTCCATCCTCGAAGAGATCAAGCGCATCAACGGTGGGCTTGGTCAGGCGGGGATTCTCTAAACCGAAAGGCACGCCAATGATCCCGTCCCAAGAGGCACACGACCCCGACAAGCCGCGAGAGCACGTCGCATGGGCGCTTCGCAACCTACCGATGGTTGCAGGCGTCGGAGCGATCACTCACCCGGCCTACCTGTCGGACTGGTCAGAGCACTTGTGGCGGTGCGGCTTTCGGCACGTCGACTGGCTCAAGGGACTGGCTGATGAGGACGGAAACATCCACGTCAGTCAGCTCCCTGACCAGGAGATCAAGTTTCAGCCGGCCTTCCGAGGCCAGCGCCATGACATGAACAACGCCGCCCGATGGGTGACACAGGACGAGCCCGATCCCGAGCCCGTCCGCATTCCAGACATCCGCAAGCTGACCCAACAGGAGAACGAAGCGATGCTTCGCCAGTACCGAGAGGCCGGGATGATCCCGGACAACTCCCCCGGACCTTCGATGGCCGAGGTAGTGGAGTGAATCCGGCATACCAGCCCACAGGCTGGATCGACCTGGTCCCCTACTTCCTCGTCGCGATCCCATCGATCTTGGCAGCCGTTCTGGGAGTGAGGAACTCGAAGCTCAACAAGATCCAGCACCGCGAGAACAAGGGGCAGATCGAAGAGCTGAAGTACGAGATCACCAACGACCACGGCACCAACATCCGCCACGACATCGACGCCATCCACGCGCTGGTGCGCGATGGGTTCGCCGAGACACGGCGCGACATCGGAGGTCTGCGAGAAGAGCTGCGTACCGAGCGCATCGAGCGCATCGAGGGTGACCGGCTCCGCATCGTTTACAACGCAGGAGGGTAAATGGACTACCCCACAACGCCTTTGGAGGCGATAGGGGCTGACGGCGCTTTCCAGATCGGTGGAGGCGACTTCGACTTCGGCCAGGGCTACACCGAGAACCTCGTCCGCGACATGTTCAAGGTGCCGCTCACCGGCAACCCCGTGGAGACCCTGACGCAGCAGCTCAAGAAGCTGCCGTTGGAGGCGCTGCAGGCGTTCAAGCAGATGATCCCAGGCACGATCGATGACGACTTCATCGACGTGACGACCTCGGTCGCGACGATCATCGGCAACCTGGCCAACCTGCCCAAGGCGCTGCTGACCGGCGACTTCGATGAGTGGATTGCGACCACGTACAACGTCGTGTCGACAGAGGTCAAGCAGATCCTCGAGATCCTCGGCGGTCTGATCGTCACCCCGATCAACGACGCGGTCCAGGCCGTGAAGGACTGGTTCAACCAGAACAACACCGACCTGCAGACGGCGCTGGAGAACAGCGCCCAGCAGCTCCGCGATCAGCTCACCGGCATCGTCAACGCCACGCCCACCGACGTGGACAACTGGCTCCTGGGCCTCCTGACGGGCGATTCGATGATCCCCAAGGAGAACATCACCGGGCTCACCGCAGCCCTCACAGAGGCTCAGACGAAGGCGCAGCAGGCCATCAGGGACGCCCTCACGGGCGTCGTGAACGCCACTCCCACGCAGCTCGACAACTGGGTGCTGGGACTGCTCACCGGCAACTCGACGCTCAACGCGGCGAAGCTGTCCGGGACCGCCCCCACGACGGTCATCCCGACGCTGCCTCAGACCAAGATCCAGAACCTGGCGCAGGACATCGCAGCGAAGCTGGGCATCGGCGATCCGCTCGACGCCACCAAGCTGACCGGCACCGCGCCGGTAGGTGCGATCCCGAACCTGTCCATCGGCAAGCTCCCGGACCTGCAGAAGGTAGTCGACGCCGCCACCAACGCGCTCTCGGGCGCGACCAAGGCGGGCACTGAGACGACCAACGTCGGCATCACCGACGCCAAGACCACGATGGCCAACCTCTTCGAGATGTTGACCAAGGTCACGCGAGACGTGCAGCAGCTTCAGACCGACCAGGAGTCGAACTCGTTCGGTGGCCGCAAGTTCAACATCGACTTCGGCGCATACCCGGACGGGGCATTCCCCTCGGGCCTGTTCAACCTGACCTACTCGGGCGCAGGCACTTCCACGCTCAAGATCAGCGGTGGCAACGCCACATGGAACTTCGCTGGCAACGGCTACCGCCGCGCCACGATGATCTACCCGACACCGACGCTGACCCCTCAGCAGATCGTGAAGGGAACGCTGGCCTCGGTGCCCTCTCAGGGCACGAACGTCCGCATCTGGTCGGTGGCTCGCGCCAACGCGGCCGGGACCGACTTCGTGTTCGCTCGAGGCTACTGCGTGGGCTTCCTGACCTTCCGAGGCGACATCGGCTGCGTGAAGAACGGGGTCGAATACATCTGGGCATCCAACGTCCCCCTGACGTGGAACCTGGACCTCCGCGTGGTCTGCGGCGTCGGCGACAACCCGCGCCGCCACCAGGTGTACTCGGGCAACACGGTCGTGGTCGATCTCATTGAGCCGGCCGACAAGCAGAGCGTCTACGACGCGAACCACTGCTACTGGGGAGCCATCTCCGAGACAGACGGTGATCGCGGCCCCGGCACGGTGGCCGGTGCATCGGTGGCTGACAACGCGTCTCCCTCGGTCACAGGCACCACCTTCCGGGCGTACCGGTCAACGACCACCGCCATCACGAAGGCCACAGGCGAGACTGTGTTCCCGGCCAACGCCCTGGACGCCGTCGAGTACCGGTCGGACGACCTGACGTGGAACAGCGCCACGCAGACGCTCACGGTGTCGAAGGCGGGAACGTACAACATCGGACTCCGCGTCCAGTTGAACGACACTCCGGGCTTCTCCGAAGAGCGGTTCCCGTTCATCAGGATCAACGGCACTAACAAGCGCATGGGCTCACGTCGAGGCATCTCGATCAACGGCTTCGGTGTGCCGTCTGTGCCACAGGACGTTGCGTTCGGTGGCGACGGGTTCAACTACTTCCTGCCCGCGAACTCAACGATCCAACCCGGCATCAAGACCGACAGCTCATCGGGCATCGTCGGCGAGGCCAACGCAGCTCAGACCTGGATGACCGTGGTCAAAGTCGCCTAGTCTAAGCAACAAAGTCCCCCCTCTTCGGAGGGGGGCTTTTTGCGTTTTACGCAGGTGTCAGTCGTATCCTGCAGACGTGGCGAGAGAACTAATCATGAAGATGACCGACGACTTTGATCGGACAAAGCCCGCCGACGTGACCAGGGTAATCGGGTGGGATGGGTACGACTACACACTCGACTTGAGTAAGAGCAACGACAAAGAACTGTGCAAGCTCTTAGCTCCCTACCTCGAGGCAGCTCACGAGAAAGTGAAGCAGCGCAAGGCAAGAGAGAAACCGACCCGGAATAGCCGGGTGTATCCGACCGTCTCTGTCGGCAAAGAAGAGAGACAAGCTATCCGAGAATGGGCCCGAGACAACGGCATCGAGATAGGCGACAAGGGGATCATCTCTAAGCGCATCGTCGCGGCCTACACGGAGGCTCACAGTGGCTAGTCCAGAGAACGATCGCACTGTCCACGCAGCGCACCGGATGTGTCGCGTCTTCCAGCACGCCTGGGACTACACCACGGTCAAGAGAGACGGCAAGAACTACCTCCAGGGGCTCGTCTGCATTCGCTGCGGCACGGAGCGGTTCATGAAGATCGACGCCCGCACCGGGCTCCCCGGAGGCAACAGCTACAAGTACGCGGACGGCTACCTGTTCAAGGGTGGCGGGGCGCTCACGACCCAGGAGCGCGGCGAGCTTCGACTGATCGAGGTCACCGGTCACCTCCCCCGCCGCCGTCGGCGAGCATCATAACGTCACCGTGACGAAACCCGTCTGAACGTCTGCACCAGGTATCCCTGCGGATTGCGAGCGTCGTGCCGCCACGGGCGGCTGTTGACCGCTGTGTAGATCCGGTCGGCCGTCCACTCCCCCGGATCGATCCCGGAGACCGCCAGGGCGTTGCACAGGTTCCAGTAGGAGTACGCGGGGAACATCGGCCGCAGCCGCGCCGCGAGGCGCTGCAGCTCGATCGGGTGCGGTTCTTCTCTTCGATGCCATCTCTTCGGCCGCGCAGCGGCCCTTGGTGAAGAACTCCCTACGGGAGAAGAGAGAACTACTGCCGCCTTCGGCGGTAGGTGAACATTGCCCACAACCGGACGGCGTTTACTCACAAGGTGGTAGATCGACGGCCGGCACCCCTGCGAGGGTGTCCGGTCGGACCCGTGGCCCCTCTGGATCTCGAGCCCGTACCCGGAGAGCCGTAGGAGCCTCCAGGCCCGCGTGACCGTTCCAGGGGCACAACCCACTGTCGAAGCGATTCTCTCGCGGGAGACGGCCACACAGCGCCCGTCTGAGTGGTCTGCGTAGTCGGACATGACCCGCATGATGGCCATGAAGGTCGCAGGGCTCATCGAGATGCCGCACTCGGTGAATCGGTCGGACATCGACCACTCCGTTACGTCACGGAGCCACTGCTCGCGTGAGAGCCATCGCGGCGCGGCCGACGCGCCCTGTCGTTCGAGCCAGTTACGAAATGCATCACGGTTCCGTGTCGCAGCTTCCGCTTGTCGGATGCGTGCGCTACCGTGAAACGAGACATCCACAGTCGCGTTCCTTCGGGACAGACAGCCCTCGCCCTGCCAGGCGGGGGTTTTGTCGTTATGGGGTTGTTCGGACGCGCTGATCTTCCCCCGCCGCATCGCCGCGGCCTCGCATTTGAGGCCCACTGGCGTGTCGCTGACCTGCTGTTTCTCTCCTCGACTCCTCGACTAATCGAGCACTCGAGTATGTGTATTTACACACTTGCGCCATTACACATGTGTGTCGTTACACACTTACACACTTGTGCGGGTTACGATCTCGTCATGACAACCATCTCGATCGTTCACACGAAAGGCGGCGTGGGTAAGACCACGACCGCGATGTACCTGGCAACTGCGGCCGCGAGGAACGGAGTGGAGTGCGCCGTCATCGACGCGGACCCACAGAGGTCGGCATCGGAGTGGGATGAGACGGCCAGGAACCGGGGGATAGGCATGCCGTTCGACGTGCTGTGCTGCCCTGAGCGCCTGGTGCTCCCGGACGACAAGGAGCTGGTGCTCATCGACACTCCACCAGGAACGTCCGATCTCATCCAGCAGGCCATTGCAGCGGCCGATCTGGTGATCATCCCGTGCGGGGCATCGCCCATCGAAGTCGAGCGCGTCTGGCCGACGCTGAAGTTCTGCCGCACCGTCCCGTGCGTCGTCCTGATGACCCAGGTGGACCTCCGGGCCAAGATGGTCGAGAGCGTGAAGTCGTTGCTCGGTGGGCAAGGTGTGCCCGTCCTCAACACACTCGTCACCCAGCGTCAGTCGATCAAGAAGTCGTTCGGCACCATGCCCGTCGACCTCGAGGCGTACGCCCAGGTCTACGAGGAGCTGGAGAAGGTGTTCATCGGTGTCTGAGAGTCCACTGGAGCAGGCGAAGCGGATCGCGGCCGAGAACCGCGCCCAGGGCGTCAAAGCGATGCCCGTCAAGGACGCGTTCGGCAGCTCGTCCGACCTCATGTCGCGGACCAACATCTACGTGCCGACAGACTGGCTCAAGAGGTTGAAGCAGCGGGCGCTGGACGAGGAGACCTCGGTGTCGAAGCTGATCGTGGAAGCAGGGGAGAGGCTCCTCAAGGAGCCGGTCAGAAAGCCTGAGCCACAGCGGAAATGGGACCGGCCGGACTACGACCTCGCATGACACACATACACAAGTGTGTAGTTGTGTTGTTGTGTAGTTACACACTTCCACACTTACACACCGGTCTGACCAGGATACATAGAGAACCTATATAGTTAGAAGGCACAAAAAAAGCCCCGGAAGAGCCAGGCGAAATGCCCAGCCCCTCCGGGGCTTCTGTCATGTGACGAAACTACCGGGTAGTCAGGAGATCAGGATGTGGGAGGGCTTGATGCCCATCTCCACCTCGACCTCGCCAATGGGGTCGTCCCAGTCTCCGTAGCAACAGCATGTGTTGTACCGGTGAACCGGGAGCTTCCCACCGACCTCGTCTCTGATCGCGACGAGCTTCTCGATCAACTCGTTGAGCGTCACTCCGGGTCGACATCTCCGTTGACGAGGTTCACGACATCAGCGATCCTCTGGAGCACCGCGTCGGCGGTCTCCTCGACCATCACGTTGCCGAACGACCCTCCGACGATCGTGGCGCTGTCGTCGGGCAGCCTCACGACTGAGGCGATCTGCTCGACGTTGACGTGACCGGTCGCTCCGTTGTTGAGGTCGGTCAGTTCGATGAATGCGATCTGCATGTCAGCTCCTAGTAGAAGATCGGGCCGACGCCGGGGCTCTTGCCCATCGGCGGCACGTAGATGACGCCGTGCGGGTACGTGTCGTCCGTGCCGCAGCCACCGTCCTTGCACGGGTCTTCACAGCCCGTCAGGCCGAAGATGACGGCGATGGCCACCGCCGCGACGACGGCGAGTTGCTTCAGTTCCTTGCTCACTTGCTCTCCTGTGGTTTCCTGAGCCCCATCGCGGACGCCCAGGTCCGCTTCGGCTTCGGTGTTGGGTTGGGTGGGGGTGGCAGCTCGGCACACTCGAACGAGACCCGGATCCTCGGGTAGTAGTCGAATGGGTTGTCGAATCGCTCGAGCCTCGGCTGGCTGCTGAGCGCCAGCTTCTTGCCGTGGAGGTAGACGGTGTAGTCGCTGTCTACGACGATCAGCGGCTCAGCCAAGCTGCCGCTCCAGCTCTCTGATCTGCTCCTTGAGCCCCTCGTTCTCGAGCAGCGCGTCGGCGAGCTGCCCCTGTGCGATGTCGTTCTGCTCGTCCTTGCGGACTGCCTCATCGATCGCCTCATGCAGGCGTCTGATCAGGTCCGGGACAGCACCGTGGAGCCCCGCCACGAACTCGGCATCGGCCTCGTCCATGAACGCCGCGATCGGCCGGCGCTCGTCCTTGCTCTGGTGGACTGCGATCAGGTTGAAGCTGCCTGGGAACGACGTGTCCTCTTCGGGCATCCAGTAGCCGTGCTCGGCCAGCGTGGACTTGGTCCACTGCTGATAGAGGATGTCGAAGAACTCATGGTCCTGCTGTTCATACATGCGCGAACTCCTTCATCAGTTGCAGGTAGTCGTCTGCGATCTGCAGCCGCAGGTTCATCCATCGGGCGAGATGCCCGTCCTCCCAGGTCTGTTCGCGGAAGGTGGCTGACTCGACCAGGAAATCGATTCGCAGACGGTGGAAGTCGTCGCGACCGCCAGGCATGAAGTCGACCCCGTCCTGGCTGATGTACCAGGGCAGCTCGTAGCCGTCGAAGTAGACGGCCTTCTCGGTCACCAGCACCTCGGGGAAGTGGTGATCTGTCACGCAGCCTCCTTGGGTATGACGAACGCCTCGTAGCGGATCATCACGAAATCGTCTGGGAGACGGATGATCTCGCCGTCCAGCTCGTACTCCCACGGCATGGTCATCCCGTCGATCTCAGCCCGTTCGTGGACCTTCGACGTGATGGGACTGACGACCCGGCCAAGCTCCTCGAACTTGATCCGGGCCGAGTCCTTCAGGGCTTTCTCCGCGTCCCCCGCGAACCAGTCGAGGAAGTGCTTCGAGACCGGCTGCAACATGGCAGCCTTCTGCGCTGTCGGCACTAAATGAGCCCCCGATCCTTCAGGGCGTCGACCATGCTGTCCCAGAGCTTGTGGGTGTGCCAGCGCATCTGATCCGGGTCGTTCTTGATGTCCGGGGTGGCCGTGGTCTTGACCTCGACCCGCTCGTTGTCGATCTGCAGCGTGAGCGTGAACTCGACGGGCTTGAACGACTCGGGGACAACGCCGTCACCCTCGCCGTGCCACTGCAGGTTCAGTCCGAAGCCCTGCATCAGCGCCGCCTCAGATCCGGGATGAGGTTGGCCCGGAACTCGAGGAACACCGTGTCCTCCGGGCACGTCGCGGCCGGGATGTTCTCGGGGCGCTCGGCGGTGAACACGCCGATCTCTTCGCCCTCGATGGTGCCCAGCTCGCTGAGCTTGTAGATCGCGAGCCCCAACAGCTCGTCGTCCAGCCCGTTCGGGGCTGGCAGTACTACCTTGGCCTGCGCCATGTTCTCTCCTTCTCGGTGAATGTCAAGCGCGACTCAGAAGTCAGCGCCGTAGAGCGATCCCCAGGACCGCTTCCCAACTTCGGGGTCGGTGCCGATCAGCACCGGTCCCATCTGTTCCTGCATGAGCTGCCCGATGTGTGCAGCAGCTCTCTCGGCCTCTGAGGCGGGCAGAGACGCGACGATCTCGTCGTGGATAGGCAACCGTAGGTACGGCGTGTATCCGGCTTCGTGGAGGCGAATGAGCGCCTTGCACGTCACGTCCCGCGAGGTCGACTGGATCATGTAGTTCAGCGCGGAGTACGTCCGTGCGCTGTCCACCGGCAGCCGCCGACCCATCGGGTTGATGATGTAGCCGTTTCGGCCGGCCTCGATCGAGAGCTTCTTCGAGTACCGCGTCACCCCCGGATACGTCCGGGAGAACGCCTCATGCACCGACTTGGCCACCGGGATCGAGATCCCCACAGCTCCCGCCAGAGCTTCAGCACCGCCGCCGTAGACCTTCTGGAAGTTCGCGGTCTTGCCGACCTTCCGCTCCACCCCGGCCGCGTCAGCGGTCATCTGGTGGAGGTCCGCTCCGGTGCGGAACGCCTCGATCATCGCCTTGTCGCCCGAGAGCGCCGCCAGGACGCGAAGCTCCTGCGTCTGGTAGTCGATCGACGCCATCACGTCCCCCGGCTCCGCGAGGAAGCACCGCCTGACGATCCAGTCCGACGACGGCAGAGTCTGCGCCGGGATACCGGTGATCGACATGCGCGAGGTCCGCGCCTGCAGCGGGTTGATGAAGGTGTGGCAGCGGTCCTCACCGTCACGCGTGTCGAGGAACTTCTGCACCCACGTCTTCCGCCACTTGCCCAGCTTCTTGGCCTCCTGAGCGATCTCGGCCAGCTCGTTGCCGTCCTTGACCAACTGGTCGAGCAGAGCCTTGTCGACCTGGCGCTTGCCGGTCTCCGTACGACCGGTGATCTTCACGCCCATCTCCTCGAGCCCCTCGGCGAGATCCTCGGTCGAGTTGACCTTCTCCACGCCGTACTCGGTGAAAGCGATTGCCTCCCAGACCTCTTGGTCCGACAACCACTTCTCAGCGAGCTGCTGCGAGTAGTCCACGTCGAGCAGGAAGCCCTGCCTGTCGATGTAGCTGCAGATCTCGGAGAGCTTGTGCTCGTAGGGCACCAGGCCGCGACTCACGTCGGGCACCAGCGGGGTGAGGCTCCTGCAGACCCGTGCGGTGAAGACCGTGTCCATCCCGGCGTACTTCAGGTACTCCGGGTGGAACAGATCGATCGTCGCCCAGATCTTGGCCTTGGTCGTCTTGTGCTCACCGGCCAGCTTGGCCATGAGCTTCTTGACCGTGTCGGCCTGCTCCTTGTCGATGAAGTAGGCGATCAGCTCTTCGAGCGAGTGCCCGAACCCACCGGCCTCGTACGGCCGGGGGTCCACCAGCTTGGCCAGGATCTGCGTGTCCAGCACGCGGGGCCACAGACCCTCCATCTCGATCCCGAAGCACTGGTCGAGCACCTGGAGGTCGTAGGAGGCGTTCTGCATCACGACCGTCTTGAGAGCGCCGATGGCGATCCGCACGTCCTCGATGAACACGTCGCCCAGCTCCACCGGCACCACCCAGGCTTCGTCCTGAGTACCGAACTGGACCAGGCGGCACTCGAAGGTGTCGCTGTAGATGTCCAGCCCGGTGGTCTCAGTGTCGACGGCGAGGCAGTTGAGATGAGCACGGATGAAGTCGCGGAAACCGTCCAGATCCTCTGGCGTTTCAACGACGTTGATGGTGACGAGGTCTCCCTGAACCTCATGCCGTAGCTCGATCACATTGCTCCTACGTTTCGATGTCTGGCTTGAAATGCATGACGATGAGGCCCGACCGGTTGTAGTCGGTGGACACCTTCGCCTCGGCGGGCAGCTTGCCCAGTGCGACGATCAGCTCGGCGACCGTCGTACCGCCGTCCCAGTCGAGGCTCGCCTCGCGGCTGGTGAACGGAACTTCGTACCGCTCAACGCGTTTGACGTTCATCGGAGCGACTGCCTCAGTGCTTCGAGGATCGGGTCGTCGTGGCGGTCACGGATCTCGATGGCGGCGTTTAGGATCGCGAGGATCTTCTTCTCCGGTCCTTCGAGGATCAGCGCGGCCTGTCCCGTCCGCAGCGTCTTCCCGTCGATGCCCTGTCCGCTGGTGGTGAGTGCGATCTTCATCAGTCGTCCAGCCCCAGCAGCTTGATGAACTCCTCTGCGACCTCGAGACAGCGATCCATGTACTCGCGCAGTGGCTCCGGGTAGTTCTCCGGTGCGCCGTACTTCTCTGCCGCCTCCTTCGAGGCGACGAGGGTGCCGTACATCGCGGCCGAGACCGACAGGGGCTCGGGGAACGAGTCGAACGCTTCGATCAGCTTCATCAGTGGTAGATCCCTCGGATCGTGCGGGAGATGGTGGCCGGGTTCACGCCGTAGCTGCGGGCGAGATCCTTCTGCTTCGCGCCGCCGAAGTAGGCGTCACGAATGTCCTTGACCTCCTGCTTTGTCAGCTTCTTGCGGTTCGGCCGGCTCGGGCCCTTGGGGGGCTCGGGCTCGCCCTTGACGAACGCCTCTCCGAACGCACGCTTGGCGGTGTTGAGCTGGTTCCGCAGGTCGCGGTTGGCTGCGGCATACGCCGTGGCGCTCCGGGCCAGCGACTGGTTGGACATCACCAGCCGTCCGTTCTCCGCTCGCACCGACATCAGGTCGCCGGTCAGGCTGTTGTTCTCACCCTCCAGCGAGGCGCTCCACGCCCGCTCGTCGGCCAGCTCCTGGCGCAGTTGCTTCTTGGTCACGTACTTCACTCGGATCCTCCAAAATCCTCGAAGGTGGACTGGGTCTCTTCTGCGGTCATGTGATAGAAGTCAATGACCTTGTCCCAGTTGAAAACTCGGGCCGTGAGATCGTCGTGGATGATCTGCAGCGTGCCCTCTTGCGTGTCGAGTACCGGCTCTCCCGCGATGACGTGGAAGCGGTCCTCGAGGTTGATGACCGTCGCTCTGCGTGCCATGTCAGGCCCGCGCAATCGCTGCGTTGGCCCAGAACATCGCCTCTTCGAGCTTCGTGATCGCCAGCGCCTTCTCCCGGCCTGCAGGCAGGTCGCGGTCGAACTTGTAGGCCAGCTCACGCGTCTTGAATCGGACGCTCTGGTGATCCATCCGCTTCTCGTTGGTGTTGGCGGGGTGGAACTCGAACCGGTTGGTGATGTCCGCGTGGCTCGCGGACTGTGCGTAGGTGATGTCGTCCATGTCAGCCTCCGTAGGGCTCGTTGGGGATGTCCTGGTAGGAGTTGGGAGCGATCTCCCGGAGCTGCGTGAGCAACTCCCCTGCCAGAGCACGGATTTCGGCATCCGCGGCCTTGTGCCAGCGGGCCTTGATGACGTACCGCCACGCCCGGTGGTTACCGGTCACGACCATCGGTGAGTTGGTCATGTTCGGCAGGACCGCTCGGGCCGCTTCGCGTGCTTGCTTCCGGGGCAACCCGTTCGCCTCGAAGATCTGCAGCAGCGCCGTGTAGGCGGCGTCGGCCTGGTCCTTGGCAGCCAGCAGCGTGTCCTCGGCGTAGGCACGGTCCAGCTCGGGGAGCTGTTCCAGAACCGGGGGCCAGTGGACGCCCAGCGGCGTCGGGTCGACGTACCGCTGAGACACCACGCTGAAGCTCAGGTGGCGATGCCGTTCCAGCTCGGTCAGGACCGACCGGCTGGCCTCGATGTAGAACGTGGCCGATGCGTGCTCAAGCACCGACTCATGTCCGACCTCGAGGATGTGTGCCAGGTAGTCCTCGTTCTCGGCCGTGGCCGGATTCGGCCGGCCGAAGGACCGGTAGCAGTTCCGACCTGCGAACTCGGCAAGCTCGTCGGCGTCGAAGTCCCCGAAGGGCCCGTCGCTCTCGGGCTCGATGGTGATGTCGGGCTCAAACCCGATGTCTCGCAGCGCATCCGTAGAGATCTCGGTGGCTGCAATCAGCTTGACTTTCATGCTCTCCGCTCAGAGATGGGTCGAGCCCCCTCCCCCGAAGGGGAGGGAGCCCGGTGAATGACAAGTAGTGGATCGACTACTTGCTGTTGAGGAACTGCGCGTCACACTGCTGATCGCGAGGCGCGGTGCAGACGAACATCTTGTAGGGGTTGCCGGTCTTCTTCGACACACCCGACTTGAAGGTCATCTCGCCGTGCGAGCAGTACCGCTTCTCGCCGTTCGGTGCTTCCTGAGCCGCCTGCGGGGCCCGAGACTGCTGACCGCCGCCGCCGCCCGCGTTACCGGCAGGCTTGGCAGCCGCACCCGCGTAGACACCCGCGATCTGCTGGACCTTGTCCATCAGCGCCTTGAACTCGCCCGTGTTGACCTTCGCCAGCACGTCGGCCGGGTCCGCACCCTTGACGACCACCCACGGGTCGCTGTAGGCACCCGCAAACTTGAACGTGGCCGACACCCCATCGGTGGAGTGCTGGACCTGCTGAACGCCGCCCGCAGCCACCGTGGCGACGGGAGCGGCCTGCTGTACCGGAGCCGGGGTGGGCTCAGGAGCCGGGGTCGGCTCGGGCTGTGCGGGGGCCGTGCTCCACGGATCTTCGTAGGACAAATGACTACCTTTCACTTAATGGGACATGCGCCGTTGGCGCAGTTTTCATCGACACCGTCTGCGACGGCTTTTGCAGCGGCAGTTTCGTACTGCTGCTTGGTGATTCGCTCGTACGGAGCCTGCTGGAAGCTGGCCTCCGGGAAGATCGTTGAGCCCTTGATGAGCCCCGCGAACCTCTTGAGCACGCCCGCCACATCGGACGGGCTGTAGACCGTGGGCTCGACGTTGGCGGTGAAGCTCACCGCGTTGTCTGCCCAGCACGTCTGGTAGAGCGCCTGGAACGCCAGAAGCTCGGTCAATGTCAAGTCGTCGGCCGACTCGACCAACTCCTCGGCATCGCGGCCGTACCGGTCCACCACGGCCTGGACGAGGGTGTCCTTGGTCGGGATGGTGACCACCGAGGTGTTCGGCGCGAAGAGGTCGTCCTCCACGTCGTAGCCCTGGTTGTACATCTCGATCAACTGCTCGAAGTCCGAGACCTTGTTGAACCTGATACGCCGGTTGAAGTACTTGGCGAAGATCGGGTGGATGCCCTCACTGACGCCAGCCAGCTTCGCGACCGTGCCCGTAGGCGCGACCGTCCGCTTCTTCACCGGAACCGGGATCCGCAACTCATGGCAGAACCGGGATGCCTCTGAGTCGACCTCAGCGGCCAGCTCCCGCAAGAAAGCGGTGAACCGCTTGTCTCCGGGTGCCTGGGAGTACTTCCGGCCCGTGAGGGCCAAATAGGACGCCACACCCAGATGCCCGACGCCGATGCGTCGGTTGCGGTCCAGAACCTCCCGGCTCTTCGGATCAGCCACCTCCGAGAACGTCGCCCTGATCAGGAACCGCGTCATCAGACGGTGGGCCCGGAGCAGATCGAGGTAGTCGGTCTTCCCGGCGTCGGTGACGAACGCCGCCAGGTTGATGTGGCCGAGGTTGCACGGCTCCCACGGTTCGAGAGTGATCTCGCCGCAGGGGTTCGTACAGACCACCCGGTTGGGCTCCCCGACGTTGGACAGCGAGCTGTCCCACATGCCCGGTTCGCCGTTGCGGACGGCTCCCTCGGAGAGAGCCTCCATGATGGTGTGAGCGCGGTCCCGCTCCCCGATCGTGCCGCCCTGGATGCTCAGTGCATTCCAGAAGTCGTCATCGACCTCGACCGAGATGTTCGTCGTCCAGTGCTCACCGGAGGTGGCCTTGACGTTGATGAACTCCTCGACCTGCGGGTCAGCCCAGTGCATCATCGACATCCGCGCAGACCGGCGCACACCGCCGGCCACCACGCAGGAGGCGATCGCGTGGTCGATGACCATCGCGTCGATGCCCGTCAGCCTGAGATCCACGTTGGCGCTGAGGATCTTGCAGACCTTGATCAGCATCTCGGCGAACGGCTTCGGGCCGCTGGCCTTGCCGCCGAACGTCTTGAGCTTCGCGCCCTCGGGGCGCACCCGAGACACGTCGTAGACCCGCTGGAAGTGACTGACCTCGTCCCGGTAGTGGGTGTCGATCAGGTCTGTCAGCGCCGCTGCCCAGCCCTCACGGCTGTCCTCGACCTCGAAGGCACCGACCCAGTCGGGGTCGTATTCGGTCGACAGGATGCCTGCCGCCTTCATCGCCTCGTAGTCGGGATGGTCTGGGTCACAGACGATGTGGACGAACAGCTCCTGCTGCACCACGGGGTAGTGCTCGAGGTAGTGGTTCGAGTAGTTCGCCCCGACTCCCCCGCCCTCCATCAGTCGGAGGAACGTGAACGCGAAGTGCTCGCTCGGGGTGTCAGTCCATCCTGCGACCCAGCAGTTGAAGAGGTGCTGTGCGTTCCGCACGCCCGACGCCCAGAGGTGTCGGCCAGCGGGCAGGATCTTGAACTGCAGCATCAGCCGGGTGAGCTGCTCCCGCTCGTCTTCGAGCTGATACCGCTCGGGCACCAGTGCCAGGTTCCCGGCCACCACACGTTCCACGGTTTCAGGCCAGGTCTCCTTGGAGCCGTCAGGCTTGATCCGGGCGTATGTCCGGTTGTAGACAAGCTCTCCGGTTGGCCCCCAGGGGATTTCACCGTCTGTCACTACTTCCTCTCAGTCAGTTCGTATCGCTTGAAATAGGCGTCAGCGGAGTCGCCGCCAGAGAACGAGACACCGAACTCGACCGGGCCAGCGCCGCGAACCTCACAGGTCACGACGCCCTTCTTGCCCCGGAACTGCCTCCAGGTGCCCTTGGCCGGGTACTCGGTCTCATCGCGCTCGATGACGACCTTGGTGCCCTTCTTCACGCGGTCTTGCGCTCGCCGTAGCCGGGAGTGAAGATCCCGCCCACGGAGGACTCCAGGTCATCCTGGGGCCAGTTCTCGAGCATCATTCGCTTGCCGGGGAACAGCTCGGGGAAGACTTCGCCCCGGTACAGCTCCGACCCCGGCATGCCGTTGAAGATCGAGTCCATGATGTTCAGCACGACATGAACTCCTTTCTGTGCGTGGTGGTTTGATCGCTGTCCAAGGAACGGCCGTTGGACCCTCTGATCGGCTGCAGGATCTTCCCGAAGACCTTGTGGTCGATGCGGTGCGTGGCGCACAGCACCTCGGGCTTGTTCGCCTGCTCGGACTCGAGCAGGAAGAACGTGTTGGCAGTCGGATCGGAGTGGTCGCCCTTCTCCTTGCGGGTCTCGGGGTAGACCGCTGCGGCGCTCCCCGGCCCCTCCTTGTCCAGCAGGTTGCCGTCCTCGTCCCGTTCCAGCCCAGCCATGTGTGCGATCCGGTTGACGATCTCCGTGACCGCCCTGTGGGCGCGGAACAGCGCGTTCTGGCCGCTCTTGTCCTGCGGTGAGATCCCGTCGTCGTACCGGCTCCTGAGAGCCTCGGCGTACTGCTCGTTCAGCGACTCCATCGCCATCGGCAGGATGTCGAGGAGGTACCGGTTGGTGGAGACGCCCAGCAGGGCGTCCTTGACCGACTCCGACGAGTAGTAGGCGCTCTCGACATCGGCGGCAGCCGACTTGCCCGAGAGGATCTTCAGCGCGTGATCGCGGACCAGGGTCTGCGCGAGAGCGGCGTCAGCCGTCTCGAGCTTCTCCTGCACCGAGGGACGTTCGAGGTACCAGACCCACAGCTCATGGGCCAGCTCCTCGTCGTCGGTGCTGTACTCGCCCTTCCAGAACACCAGGGCCGACCGTGCGGCCCGCAGGAACAGCTTGCTGAGCTGCTTTTGGTTCAAGGCATCACCCTCCGTAGGTACTCGTCCTTGTCCAGGCGGCGGTCCAGGTTGCGTGTGACCTCGTCGGCGAAGACCTCGCGGACCTCCCTCGACGTGATCCGCCGTGACCGTGCGTTCTTGTGCAGGTAGGGCAGCTTGGTGAATGTCAAGTGTCAGACCTTCCAGATGTCGCCGTCGACCGCGAAGCGGCCGTGGAGGATGGGTACGGGCTCAGCCTTGACGTACGGGCCGTCGACCGTGAGGATCCCGAATCCCTGCTGCCAGTTGCCAGTTCCGCCCTTGAGGTAGGACGCCTGCGTCATGTCCATCAGGTTGCCGACCTCGAGTCCGGTGACCTGCTTGCCGACGACAGAGCCGAACCCGAAGGACTCGCTGAGCACGCCCAGCCGGTGGGTGTGCCCACAGACCACCGACTTGTTGAACCGCCGCGCACCGTTGAGCGCGGTGGCTCCTGCGATGCGAGAGAGGCTCATCTGGCCACGGTGGCCGTGGGTGGTGACCCAGCCCGGAGCGAACTCGTTGAAATCCGGGAGGATCTTGATCCCGAACCCGTCGAAGTCCAGCAGCTTGGTGATGTGGAACGAGTCCTCGAACTCAGCGAGCGCGGGAGCGTACTTGGTCAGGTACTCCCGTGGCCGCAGGTCGTGGTTGCCCTCATGCACCTCGATGGGACCGTCGAACACCTTGCGGAGCGGCCCGAGGAGCCGCCGCTTGGCCTGCTCGTTGTGCTCGAGCATCACCAGGTGGAACTCCTCGGCGGTGCCCTTGCTCCAGCGAGCTGGTGTCGGGTAGTCCATCAGGTCGCCGATGTGGATGACGCCATCCGGCTGCCAGTCCCCGATGAATCTGACGACCGCCCGCATGGCGCGGGGATCATCGAACGGGATCTGGGTGTCCGGGATGACTACGATGCGCTTCGTCACAGAACCTCCGTGAATGGGCCGAACGATGGCGAGATGTCCTTGACTTCTTCGGCGGTGAGGAATCGGTTGTTGTCGATCCAGAACCACTTCTGGCCTCGGGCCTCGTAGTGATCGCCGTCGTTGTCGACAACCTTCACCTTGAACGGAGTCACGTACAGCGAGTCCCACTGGCGCGGCTCGCCCAGCGACAGCCGCACGAAGCCATCCGGCTGCGCGACCGCGTAGCGTTCGTGCTCGGGGAGCTGCATCTTCTCGAGAACGCCTGCGTAACCGGCGATGTCGACCACGGTGTCGTGGTGGTAGCCGTTCTCCATGAAGCGGGCGATCTTCAGCAGGATCATCATCACGGCCACGTCGTCGTGGCTGATCAGATCCGGCTTCTGCAGGTAGGTGTTCCACAGGTTCGCGATGCGAACGTGGTTCTCCTTGGCATCCCCGTAGTCCTGGGCTCGCTGACCGTTGATGATCTCTTCGGCGGTGGTGAGGATGCTCATTCCTCGTTGTCTCCTTCGTGGACGTAGTCGTGGATGTCTTCGAGGTCGAACAATGTCAACTGCTCGGGGTCCATCAGATCCTTTCCAGCAGAGCGTCTTTGCCCTGTTTCGTAACTAGTGAGTTGACATCCTCGCCATCAGGCATCGGGATGATTCGTGCGTTCGGCAGCGTCTTCGCCACCGACTTTGCGAACTCCATACCGGCGTCGTCGCCGTCGGCCAGGATGTTCACGTTCCGGTAGCCCAGGAAGAGCTCGCGGAAGTGGGGCTTCCACTTCTGCGCCCCGGACAGGCCCACCGTCGGGATGCCACACAGCTCGGCGGTGATCGTGTCGAGTTCTCCCTCGCAGATCGCCATGTCCTTCGAGTACCGGGTCAGAGCGACTGTGTTGTACAGCCGGTCCTTCTCCCCAGGCATCGACAGGTATTTCGGCGTGCTGCCGTCGAGCTTGCGGTACCTGATCGCCGCTACCGACCAGTTCCTCCAAGGCGACCACCGCATGTACGGGATCGCCAGACAGCCCCGGTAGTACTCATGACCAGGGAGTGGGTCGGCCACGAACCCCAGACCGAACGGTCTTACGTGGTGTTCGAGCAGGCCGCGACTCGCCAAATACTCTGCGGCTGGGCTTCCTGGCAGGCTTTCCCTGTAGCGGGACGTTGAGTCCCACAGATAGCTCCTCTGCGATTCGCTTAGCCGTTGGATAGTTCACCTCCTCTTCATGTCGGATGATCGAGATCACGTCGCCTCGGACCCCGCAGGCCATGCAGTTGAACCCCTGAAGGTCGTAACTGACTGCGGCCGAAGGGTTCTCGTCGCCGTGGAACGGGCACAGGCACTTGTTCCACTCGTTGTGATCCGGTGGCGGTTCCCAGTCGGGGTAGTACCGCTGGATGACTCGGGCGATAGGCGACTCAGCACTCACAGTCCTGCTCGCAATCCGGCTCGCCAGCGCATGTGCATTGGCAGACCTTGATCAGGCAACTGCAGAGTTCAGAGCAGTACGGCATAGGCGCTGCAGCTCTCCACGCGGCCCTTGAACTGGCCCTCGAGGACTCCCTCGATGAACAGGGCCATGTCGCCCTCGTCGCGGTCGTCTTCGATGACCGCTTCGACTCGGTATCTCATGTGTTCCTTTCGGTGAATGACAAGGTCAGGACGCGAGTTTCTCCGCTTCGACGGGCGCGATGCGCTCGCCGATGACCTGGACGGCCGGCGGATTGGTCAGGTACTCGATGGCCCGCTTGAAGAACTCGATGCAGTCCCTCGCCCAGCCCAGCGTGTACTTGTTGCACATCGTGCAGAGCAGCCCTCGGACGATGCCCGTCTTGTGGTCGTGGTCGACCGACAGGCGCTTCTTCGTGCCGTTGGCTCGCTGGCAGATGTAGCAGCGACCGCCCTGGAACTTGTAGATCGCCCAGTACTCATCCTCGGTGATCCCGTACGTCGCAAGGATTCTCGCCGCCCAGGTGCCGGTGGACCTGGTCTGCTTGGTCACCCGGTGATGAGTGGCACACCTCGGTCCTGGCCACGGCGTCTTGCGCCGTGACTTGATCCCCTCGGCCTTGCAGTCGACGCACCACTTCCCGGAATCAGGTCTGGGAGCAGCTTTCTTCCGCCGCGCCATGCGCCGCCTCCTCCCCCTTCTCGAGGCAGAGGCAGATCCACGTCAGGAACCCGTAGCCGACGATGAGGCTGTTGACGTAGCCCATCAGCCCACCCCGAAGATGTACCGCTGCGGGTACAGATCGAGGAGCGCCAGCGTCATCAGGTCAGCCGCCAGCTCGGGATCAGCCAGCATCCATGAGTGGTAGCCGTCGACCCCGTAGAACGTGGCGTCGGTCAGCTTGGCCACGCTCAGACCGGCCGCGTACGGGACGATCTGGTCGTGCAGGCCGTGCAGGACTGCCGTGGGCACGCCGTGGCGCTGCATGGCTTGCAGCAGGGGCACCGTATCGGCCTTCATCAGCGCGTAGGCCGCACGAACGAACCGCAGCCCGGACACTGACTCCCGGAGGTTGGACAGCAGGCTCAGACGCTCTTTGGGCGTCCGATCCTTCAGCGCCTCAACACCATCCCCGATCACGTCGGTCAGTCCTCCGAAGAAGAACTTCGCCGCCCGGTAGGGGATGCTCGGGCCCGGAGTGATCGCGATGCCCTTGTGGTGCTCGGCACCGGCAGCCGCGTCCAGAAGGATCGCGGCCGCGACCCGGTGAGGATGACGAGCTGCGATCTCGACCACCATCCCGCCACCCATCGAGTGGCCAGCGAAGACCGCACGGTGAATGTCAAGTTGGTCCAACGCGTCGAGGGTCACCTTGGTCATGTCCTCGATCGAGTGGCCCCACGGCAGCGTGCCGCTGTCCCCGTGGTTGGCCGCGTCGAGACCGATGACTCGGAATCCCTTGTCGGCCAGGAGGACCAGCAGCTCCTCGTACGCCTGGGCGCTCACGCTCAGACCGTGCAGGAACACCAGCGGGACGCCGGTCCCGACCTCGGTGACGCCGACGCGGAAGCCGTCGGCCGTCAGGATGGTCTTGTGTTTCACAGCCACCGCCTCGCCGTCCGATCGATGTTGAAGTCCGACACGTTGCGAGCCAGCGGGAATCGAGGCTCCTGGTGTGTCACCGTGGTCTTGATGACCTCGTCCTTGCCGTCCTTGCCCTTGACGAGGGTCTTGCGGGCCCAGGAGGCCGGCTTGTTTGCCAGCAGCCCGGAGAGGATTTGCTGGTGGATCGGGTTGGTCCGCTTGGGCATCTGGTTAGGGGTTGCCATCAGGGGTTTTCCTCTCGTTGGTGAATGTCAAGTTCGAGCCGATAAATAGCTATTACGTCAGCCTGGGCACGCCCGAGTAGCGGAGTGTCTCCCACCAATCACCGCGTTGGTTACCGGCTCCTCGCCGTGGGAACTCGGGCAGGCCAGCTAGGCCAGTCGCCAGATGTGCTCTGGCTTGCCGTACGGACCTTCGACCTGGTCGTCGGTCTTGACGAGGAAGCCCTCGTCGGTCAGCACGGTGATCTGCATGCGGACGCTGGTGATCAGCCACTGCTGGCCGGTCTGGACGCCCTTCTGCCACGCCTGCCAGGGCGTGAGGCTGTCGTATCGCCGGAACAGCTCCTTGACCACCTCGGCCTGCTGACCGGAGGCGCGGCGAGCCTTCTTGAGCCGCTCCCCCGCGAGCTTCGGGGTGTTGAAGTAGGTGCCCATCGTTGCTGTCGTCATCTGCTACCTTTCGGGGTGAATGTCAAGTCAGTGACCAAAGTCATTGATCTGCATGGTGTCTCCGACGAACTCGAGCGAGGCGAAGTCTTGGCCCGACGCGTCGGACTTCCCACCTCGGTTCTTCACCGTGGAGACGTTGAGCGAGTCGGGGCCGAAGCCGTCCGACACGCGGTTCAGAGTCAGAACCATCTCGGGCACACGCCCGATCTGACCCTTGATGCCCGACAACGGGATCGGCTTGTCGCCGTCGTTGTACGGACCTGTGACGTGGTGCAGCCCGATCACGCAAGAGCCAGTCTCCCTGGCCATTTCGTGCAGGTAGTCCATCAGCGACTCGAGCCCGGAGAACGGGTCGTCGCCCTCGCCCGCGTCTGTGCGGACGTTGGTGATGTTGTCGACCACGATCAGCGCGGGGTAGTCCTCGTAGAGCGCGTCATACGCCTCAAGGGACTCCTCGATGATGTCCAGCGAGGGAGATGCCTTGTAGTTGAACCGGATCGGCAGAGCGTCCAGCTCGTTGGCGATCTCGTCCGGGATCGTCATGTCTCGCACGGCCCGCGTGGACCGTTCGAGCGACCACCCGCTCAGGATGGACACAGACCTCGAGAGCTGGGTGAATGCGTCCGAGTCAGCCGAGAAGTACAGCGTCGGTACCTTCGACTTCAGGGCATAGGCCAGCACGAACGCCGACTTGCCGGTGCCCGGACCAGCGCAGACCAGGACGAGCTGCCCTCGTCGGAGCGTGGTGCCCTTCATCTCGATCGCGTTCCACACCGTGGGTAGCGGATCACCGGCAGAGCCGCGAATGTAGAGCGACTGCCGTGGGGTGTACATCTGTCTCCTCTCAGAACTCCGGGCCGTAGGTGTCCACGATCAGGCCGACCAGCACGTCGGCCAGGAGGTCGAGTGCGTCGGGCTCATCGGGGCCGACCAGGGCTGCGAGCTGCAGCGATTCCCGGATCGTCGGCCTCACTTGTTCTTCTCGATCACGATCTTGGCGTCGTGGATCTCGCGGCCGGCGTGGGCCGCTCGGGTCTCCTCGTCCAAGGCTTTCTGCATCTGCTTCATCAGCCGCGTGCCCCGGAGCTTGAGGATCTTCATGATGTCCGCGCCCTTGTAGCCAGCGCGGTGCATCCGCAGGACCGCCGCCGTCTCATGCGGCGCGGCCGTCGACCGCAGCAGGCGGTGGTTGGGATCCCAGTCGGTCATTGCTTCCTCTCGGTGAATGTCAAGGTCGTCACAGGCCAAACTCCTCCTGGTACATCGGGATGAACTCGCTGGCAGGACGGGGTACGCCGTCCTCGCAGTCCTTGTCGAACAGCCGGATCAGGTGCTCGATGTAGCCCTGGTGCGAGACCGGTGCCTCGGCACAGAGCTGGGTGAGCTTGCGCCGCTGCTTCGCGACGTTCATCTCCATCTGGACGTTCCTCATCGCACGTTGACCTCTCTGCCTGGGTGACGCTCCCGCGCTGCCGCAGCGAACCGCTCAGCCGCCTCGGGAGTAGGGAACGGCCACCGCGAGGGCTGGGCCTGCTGGTGCCACGACGGCATGCCTGCAATCGGGCCCAGCTCCACGAACGTCGAGCCTCTGTCTTCGGTGACGATCGTCTTTCTGTATTCCTTCATCCGCCTGCCTATATAAGTACGTGAGTATTGGTAAATGACAAGGCGAACTACTGGTAAATGGGGCAGGAGTAACTTACGTCACAGAAGTTGCACTTGTCGGGCTCGGGCAGCGCGGGGAACTCCCCGGACTGGATCTGAGCCTCGACCTCATGGAACCTCTCGGTGATCTTCTCCCGCGTCCACTCGGTGAGGTCGTAGGGCTCGGTGATGACCGCCTTCTTGCCCTTCTTCCCCGCCATGTAGTAGTCGCCAGTGCGCGGTGGCTCGATGCCGAAGAGGATCGAGATCGCCAGCGCGTAGACGCCAAGCTGGAAGTCATCCCCCGGCTTGTTGCCCGTCTTGTAGTCCCGGACCCGCAGCTCTCCGTTGACGACGACGACCGCGTCAATATAGCCACGCACCTTGATGCCATCCAGCTCGATGTTGAACGACAGCTCGATGGCCGGTCGACTGGGCTTGCAGCCGCAGTCCTCGACGTGGGTAGATGTCAAGCCGCCGACCTGAGCTTCATCCGCGCCGCAGCGCGGGTCCACGATCGCGGGTGCGATCCAGATCGTCTGGCCCTTGTCCTGCCGCCAGTTGATGAACTTCTCGACCTGTTCGAGCCCAATGTGGAAGCGGCGCTCGATGTCTCGCTCGCCGTTGTACGGGCCCGAGTGGAACCACCAGTCGAAGTTCGGGGTCTCGGCGCACAGCTCGCCGATGTCCTTGGCGTACTCCTCCTTGAAGATCTCCTGAGCCCGTTCGAGGGACATCTCTCTGCCCTCAGCCAACGCCTTCTCGTAGACCTCCGCGACGGTGTGGAACGCCGTGCCCTGTGGCAGCCACGCGGCCGGCCGAGCCCACACCTTGTCGATGCGGGCCAGCTTGTACGCCATCGGGCAGCGCGTGTACTGGTTGATCTGGCTGACGCTTCGCAGCGGCAGTGATTTCGTCTGTGTCATGCAGCAGCGAGCACCTTTCCCAGAGCATCAGCCACAGCCTCGCTCATGATCTGTTGAATCTGACCCTTGTCCAGCGGTCCTCCCGGAAACTCGCTGGCCTGAGTCAGCCGAGCCACCATGAAGTCCCCTCGCTCTCCCCAGAGGTTCTTGTCGACGCGGTTCCCGCTCCCGATGACCTCGAACTTGCCCGCCTCGAGGATCATCTTCGAGATCGGGCGATAGAACTTGCCGGTGTCCTTCACCAGCGGACTGCGGTAGACGAGCAGGACGGTGACGGGGTCCAGGTGCTCCTGGCCCTGCCACCATGTCTCGCATCTCTGCGCGTACATGAACTCCGGGTCGTTCACCAGCGTCTGTACAGGTGTGTGAACTACTTCGGGGAACAGGGTTGCGATGTGCGAGAGAGCCATTGATTGATCCTTATCTGCCGTGCGCCTACTGCCTGGAGCAGCGCACGACCGGGTTGAGCGGTCTAGGAAACGAGTTCCTCGACGTTGGGGGGCAGCGCCCACACCGACTCTGCGCGAGCAGTGAGAGTGCCGTCCTCGTCAAGGATCTCGGGGCGGACATGCTCGTTGACCCGGATCACCAGACCGTCGTCCCGCATCTCGCGGGGGACGTACCTGAAGCCTCCACCGGCCATGCCGGGGTAGGGCTCGATCGTTGGGTCGAACTCGAGCACGACGTTCTCTTCGAGAAGTCGCCGCCACCAGGAGACGAGCCGCTTCGTCTTCTCCTCAGAGAAGCCTCGGAAGCTCAACTGCCGCATGTACTCTCCGTGGTCCCGCAGGCTCTGGTACGCCTTGGAGCGACTGTGCTCCTTCAGCGTCTGGAAAGGCCAGAGAGCCTTGACCTGCTGCCGTACGTTCAAGCGACCCCCGTAGGTCTTCACTTGCCACTCGACAGCTTGGCGAGTCACGCCGTGCATGTCTCCTATTTGTCGGTAGTTGTACCCCTTCCCAACGAGATCCTCAATCGTGCTGAGGGTCAGTGGTTGCCTCGACGGCGGTCTGACAACGTCGAGGGTCGTGATTTTGCCGCTCATGTTTAACCTCCATGAGGAAGGTGAATGTCAACGTGTACTTCACGGTGACATGTTGGTGCCTGTCAAGTGTATCTCTCTTCCGAGCTGGTGCGGCCATTCCTATTCAGTTGTGGCCCCGACTGCCGTGTCCTCGCCCGCTGGCTTGCGGGGAATCTGTCCCATATCCGGGAAATATGTCCCGTGTGTGACGTTTGCAGAATGTACAGGTGGGTACTGACACTCAGCAAACCGGTGTGGTCTCGTTATCCCGGCAAGCCTCCTACCTCGTCAGATAGGTCGGCTATCCGTTCCGCGATGTCCTCGAGATCCCACTCGGCCTGCTCTCGCTGTGCGCCGGTCGATCCCGGCCGGCTCAGCGTGCGCTCAGCTTCGGCCTGCAGATCTTGGAGTTCTTCGAGGTCATCGATGTCTTCCACGTACATAGTCGCTCGGGCCTCCCTGTCCGTTACCTGATTCGTATGACTTAAACGGTCCTCTTATTTCAGCGACTTCACCTACGGGTCCGTAACCCTTAGCTGACCTCACTGTTCGGGTGTTTAGTCGACACCCCGGCTAACTTCAGAGGAGCCCGATGTAGGTCGAGCCGTAGACGAACACGCCTTCGAACTCGGCTCCGTCCTTGTCGGAGTGTTGCTTGATCGCGTCCTCCATGTCGTCGGCGATGTAGGGCAGCAACCGGCCGTCGCCGTCGACCACCACGTAGACGTTCTGGTCCATCAGCTCTCCCTCTCTGCGATGCACTCGGGGTCGTCGCACTTGCAGTGCATGTCTCCGCAGTCGTCCTGGTCGGCGTGGCATTCCTCGAACGCCTCGACGGTCTCGGGGTTGAACCCCAGCGAGAGCATCAGGTCAGCCATCACCTCGAACTCGGTGCAGGTCAGCTTCCCGGAGATGTCGGACAGGAGCATTCCGTCCGACCACACCTCCTTGAAGGCTGTGATGGCCAGCTCAGGGCTCAGCGGTATGCGCGGCTCCTTGACCGGGCGGATGGCCTGGGCTTGGTCGACGCACTTCTCGTTCAGGGTCTCGGACATGGTCAGACCTCCTCGAATAGTCCGGGGTACTTGGTGGCGAAGTGGTTCAGCAGCGACGTGAACTCTTCGTGCAGTTGCTCGCGGTGATCGGCGGCGAGTTCGTCGGCGTCGGAGTAGTCACCGGAGTGCTCTGCCTCCTCGAACATCCGGGAGATCTCGTCGGACGATCTCTTCACCGAATCGCGTGCGGAGCGCAGAGCCTTGATGTCCTCCTCGTTGAAGATCGTCGGAGGGTTGTACGTGTGAACCTTGGTGTCGATCATACGAAGTCGACCTCCCATCCCTCGGGTATTGGCTTGGTGTCCAGGCAGATCGAGCACTGAAGGTGGTCGTCGCCATCCCCGGACTCGCTGAAGTCTTCGGAGCCGCCGAAGGACGCGACGATGGTCTTGTCCTCCGGGTCGATCTCGATGCTCCACGTCCTGACGTAGCCGGTCTCGATGAGCCGCCATGAGTCGTGGCCGCAGTCGGTGTCGAGCTTGTCCATCACGCCTCCTACTTGACTTTGACGGTGTGACCCGTCATGACTTCGTGGATCCTGATGTTGGTGCCGAACACCTTCCGCTTGTCAGCGCGGAACTCGGTGGAGCAGCCGGTGCATTTCGCCTTGAACCTCAACAGAACCAGTGCTTTCTGCAGTAGCGGGACTTGCTGTCGTCGTCTTGCTCGTCGTCCTGCTGTTGTGGGACAACAGGACTCGGTGTCGTGGTGGTCGGACGCGACCCCTCGTTCGCGTCAGCCTCCGTGCAGGGTGAGAACTGACCGTGCTCGAGGTGGTATCTCCGATCGGCACCAGCCGTGGTGCCAGGGTGCTCGGCTAGGTGCGTCATGCACTCGACCGAAACCTCGGCATGAGCCGGGGCAGGCCCCACCTGGATGCCAGCCGTAGCCAGCAGAGCCAGGAGGAGCGAGCCCAGCAGCGTCCGCTGGATGATCACGACGCCAGCGACCTCTGCATCGAGGCGTTGCGGCCGTCACGCTGCCCGTGGGCGTAGCCGCTGCTGTTGTAGTTGGTCGACCGACGCTCGGCGCGGACCCTCGGGAACACGCGGGCCAGCTCAGCCCCGGCCCGTGCCTTGTCGTCGCGGTACAGCACCAGCGCACCACCGCCGGCCGATTCCACGGCCTTGTTCTCCTCGGCGCGGACGCGCTCGCCGATGGTCTGAGCGAAGCCTGCGATCCACGCACGGCGGTAGCTCTTGACCTGGCCAGCACCGCTCACCGTCTTGTACGTCCCGGTGCGCCAGTCGTACTTGGTCCGGTGGTGCATGGTCTCCGGTCGAACCTCTTCGACCAGGCGCAGCATCTGCGGGCGCAGGATCTCCCAGAGGAACTTGACCCGGTCGATGTGGCGCTCCATGCCGAAGACGTAGACGAGCTGGTCCTTGGTGCCTCCGACGTTGGTGTAGACCGTCTTGCAGTGCAGCGCACGGGCGATGCCGTGGAGCAGCAAGGCTTGCTGAGCGACGTACTTCCCGGACACCGTCGCACGCCACTGGATCGCGTCGGGCATCTCGGTCATGTCGAGCCCGTTCTTGGTCGCCTCGACCTGGGCCATCTCGAGCCCGTACTTGGCCATCAGCTCGAAGGCTTTCGCCTGGAAGACGGCTTCCTCGGGCGTGCCGGTCACGTCCTCGGCCTGGCGCAGGAGCTTGGCTACGCGGTCCTGCATCTTGAGCTTCTTGCTGTCCATCAGTGATCCCTCTTCCAGTTCGATCGGTTGCCCTTGCCGGGGCGCTTGAGTGCTCGTCGTCGGTTGGTGTGCTTGCGAGCCGCAGCCGCCTGCGCGGCGCGACGCTCCGCGTGGTCGCGGCCGTGGTCGCTCATGTCTTGCCTCTCAGTCGATGTCGATCGCCGTGTCATCGATCACCAGGAAGCTCCGCTCACCCAGCGAGAGCCACCAGTTGCCGGTGTCTTTGTCCTCCCAGAGCCCGACCTGTCCGGGCTGGTCGCTGCAGTCCTCCTCGACGCAGACCGGGTAGTCGACGCCGTCGACCGTCCGAAGCTCGGTGAGGTTCACCGTGGGCTCGGCCGAAGCCTCGTAGGGATCCGCCAGCGCCATCGCCGTGACGGCGGTGACGAACGCGATGGTGATCGTGATCAGGTTGTCCTTGGTTCGAGCCTTCACTCTGATTCCCTCCAAACTTGGTCTGCCAGAAGCCTTTCGGCTAGGTCGATTGGGTCATGCTCACGGTTCACCCGAAGATCACCTCCCCGAAGATCGCGAACTGGAGCACCATGTCTGCGGTGCCTGCGTCGTAGTCGCCGTCTTCGCCGTTGGTGCGGTCGAACTTGACCAGCTCCCACCCGTAGTAGTCCGGGCGTGCTCGTTTGCCGTCGAGCTTGCCTTCGCAGTACTCGCGGAACAGCCGCAAGCCTCGGGCGATGTCGTCGGGCCCGATCTCATGGCGCTTGTCGAAGGTGCCTTCGTCGTCCTCGTCGGTGTATATGACTGCGGTGCAGGCGTTCTCGTCCAACGCTCGGACATCGAACCAGGAGTAGCTCACCCCGTCGCACAGGATGTAGCTCAGGGTCTGCATGCGCTCAGCGGTGCGTGTGGTCATGTCGTGCCTTTCTGGTGAATGTCAAGCGGCGTACACAGTGCGGTGAGCCAGGACCGCCAGGTCCGACCCTTCGAACGGAGACTCGGTGTCCGCGTAGACGAACGTCGAGTACTTGCGTGGGTTGTACGTGACCTTGCGATCAGGCAGGTTCACGGCTTCGCCCTGGACCAGCTCTCCGACCAGGCCCGCGTGGACGTTCTTGCGTCCCTCGCGGAGCACGCGCTGTCGGCCGGCTTCAGATACCTTGCCGATGACGTTGCGGAGCACGACGTGCTGGTGACGTGCGATGACTCGACCCTTGTTCGGGCCTTCGAGAGCCTTGACGCTCCACATGCCTCGGTGCAGATTCCAGTAGACGAAGACCCTCACAGTGCATCGATCCCTTCGGCGATGATGGTGCGGACGACCGTGGCCGGTGACTCGCCGTCGTCGTACGAGTCCCGGTAGCAGCGGTCTGCGATGTCTCGGGATGTGACTCCCCAGGCCCGCATGAGCAGGCCATCGATGTGCTTCATCCACGTCTCGAAGCTCACGCGGTCACCGCCCACTCGCACACGATCTGGCCGTCCTTGAGGATGTCTCCCTGCAGGTTGGTGCGGATGTGCTTGACCTCGAGCCCAGCGCGGCCTGCGGCCGATTCCAGGTGGTCGATGAGCACCACGGGGCGAGAAGCCTTCTCGGTGTGGCTCTTGCCGTCGATCTTGGTCACGGTCAGCGTGTACATCAGAAGCTCTTCCCTTCGAACAGGTTGCGGCGTGCGGTCTCGAAGTCTGCGAGCATGCCGATCAGCTCGAATCGGCTCAGGCTCTGATCGATGTCTCGGAGCATGTCGACGCCTGCCTCTTCGGCGACGATCGCCCGGAGCCGCAGCTCGTCGTACTCGGCGTGCTTGGTCCACACCTCGGCGTAGATGTCCACGTCGAACTGATACCGACCGCCGACCATGTCGATGTGCTGGTGTTGTGCCATGACTCGCCTCACTTCTTGGTTGCGCTGAACAGGACAGACTTGCGGCCGTCGACACACAGACCGCACCGGGCGCATGCCGATCCCTTGTCAGAGATCAGGGGAATCGCGCCGTTGTTCTCCGGGCACCGGACAGCGGCCGGGAACTGTTCCTTGCCTTCGGCAAACGTCCGGTCGACGTAGGCCACGTTGATCCCTTGCAAGGCCAGGAACTGGGCCGTGCGGATGTTGTCGCGGTCACCGCTGAAGTACAGCGACAGGTTGCTCAGCTTCTGGGCGTGCAGGAACACCGCCGCGCTGGGCACACGGGTGTAGGCCCAAAACTGGACATCCGGGAAGTCTCGGATGACGCGGGCCCACGCCGCGACGTACGTGCCGCTGAAGAAGTCCCCGTCCCAGTGGATGCGGAAGATCTTCCGTGCCTTGCGCTTGTCCGATTCCTTGACGAACTCGGCGATCATCTCGGTGAGCAGAGTCGTGGTGTCTTCGAGAGATGCCTCCCGCAGCAGCTCCCAGTTGTGCAGCAGCACCGCGCTGACGCCTTTGTAGATCTTCTCGAGCTTGCCTGCGTAGCAGATCTCAGAGCAGAAGGCAGTCGCGTCCGGGCAGGAGAACCCTTGCCCGCTGGGCAGACCGATGCTGTTGGCGATCATGGCCGTGGTGCCTTTGGCGTTGACCGCGTTGGTGACCTTGCGGTCCTTCGAACGCTTGAGTGCAGCCATGTCTAGTCCTCTCGGGTGAATGTCAAGTGGTCAGCGCGTGTAAACGCTGTTGCCTCGGCAGTAAACCCACTTGCCGATGCTGGCGATGTAGATCTTCCGTTCGGTGTTCACAATGCCATTCCTCTCGGGTAAATGTCAAGCCCAACGGCGAACAGTAGGACGCTTGCGGGCAACCTCACGGCGAACCCTGGTCCGGGGCACAAAGGTGCCTACGGTCATCTCTTCGAGCTGGCGCTCAGCCCATCCCTTGGGACGGCAGTCGCCCTCTTCTTCGATCTTGACATCGAAGTCAGTCCAGCCCTTCAGACCCTTCTCCAGCTCACGGTCCAACAGGCGAACCGGTGCCTGATCAGGGGCAACGAACGGTGTCTTGCAGGATTCGCGGGCAGTGACCCGCACCTCACGGTGCTCAGCGAAAACAGGCATGGTGATTCCTCTCAAAGCTCAGGTGAATGTCAAGTGGTGGGTAGCGCGGAATCGAACCGCGTAGTCGTGATGCCGCCATCCCTCTCGGGATGCGCCAGACCATAGCTCAGGTGTCATTCCACACCGCCAGAGCTACCCGGTAGTCTCATTTCTCCCCACGGATCAGGCGCTATCTATCGGAAGCTACCCGCAGGTCTACATTTAGTGTTGTCGGTCGCGACCTCCCCGAAGGGGTCCACGTCCCAAGATCGATACAACCCCGGCGACATTTCTGCCTTAAGCCGTTCTCTGTGAGCTTTCATCCCCGTCGATCGCAGGGAGTAGGACTATGGTGCTCGGTCCCGCTCGGTCTTGCTTGTGTGATTCTCACTCTACCGGCTAGCCGGGTGAATGTCAAGCGGGCCGTTTTGGTATTTACCGTATGCCCTCGTTAGCGCCGCTGGTGTAAGGCGCTACCCGCTTTGTTCTCACCGGTCTTGCTGGTGTGTCTTCGACTTTACCCGGTGGCCGGGTGAATGTCAAGCGACTCGGAGAATCTGCCGGATTTTCACCGGTACCGGCGCGATCCTCTCGGATCCGCCTACCGCCTTGCTGCTGCGATGACACAAGTATGCACTATCGCCCGGTGCATGTCAAGCGCAATCGCAAAATAGGGCTCTACCTGCAGATATGGCGCTATCTGGGTGCATGACAAGGGGCCCGATATGGGCCCGTGGCGGCCGTCGGCGGCCGTCCCCCGTGGTCAGAGCTGGACTAGGGGCCCGTCGGATCCGCGCATAGGCTGCTCGTTACGTGCTCGGTATGGGGCTCTGGGTCGCGTCGTGTGCGCTTCGCGTGCTCGCGTGCGTGTGCGTGCCCGCGTGGGCCCGCGGATCCACTCTCTAGGTGTATATCCGCTGGTCATCGCCTAATCCCCTTATCCGCATAGGCTGCTCACTACATGCCCGATATGCACTAGTCCCCTGTTCACACATGCATGTGCATATGGCTGTGACCTGCACAAACGCACACACACCAGTGTGTGCAGTAGTTAGCTGTACATTGTGGCCGGCTAATGCGTATGCGCTGATCAGAGATCTATTGCATGAGATAAGAGATCTTCTTTTGTTTGCTAGTGCCCTGTGCCCTGTGCCCTCGAGATGATCAGCACGCGTGCTCGCGTGCATGTCAGCGCGTTTGCGCTGGTCAGTGCCCGTGCATGACCCCAGGGGGGATACCCCCTAGGGGTACCTTCCTGACCGGTCGGTTA